TCTCATCATTCATTATCTGACCATAGACTAGTTCATGTGTTCTCTTATTATATATGGGTTGCACATGTCTTGAAACAGGACCAATTTCTGTACGAACTAACACACTCGGATAATCACTCTTGAGCATCTTGTTGGTATCTTCATCAAATTTAACCTTTTCAAGATATATAAATTCTTCGGTCTGTATGTATATCACATCAAAAAACATCTCCATGTTCAACACACCTCCATCAACCTGCTTGATGAATCTTTCTCGATCAGTTCCGGTTGAATCTCCAAAATCCACTGCTAGCTCGGCTAATATTTCAGTGAGTGGTTTGATGATCGCATCATTATACGATCTGTAGTATATTTCACCGCCCAGTTGATCTCTTGTGTATTGTGTTGTGTCAATATCTTCAACATCTTCCGTTTCTGTCAATTTGGTTCTGCTTATATTCAACGGTTTGTTATAAAATTGTGTGTCACTTTCAATCTCATAAACAAACTCAGCTTGTAGCTCATCAAAACAATTACTACCAGTGAAATTACCAGCATCAACATCCTCACTCACAAACAATTCAGTGGCACTATTTACTGTGGTGTCAGAAAATGTTACATCTTCACTATAACCAGTGTTGAAATACACTTCAAACGCATCCTTTCTCCCGGTGAGGGGTTCAGATGCAGATACATAATAGTTCTCACCACTCAATGCACTGATCACATCACTAAACGTACTGAACGCATAGTTGTCTCTAATCACACACTCTCGGTTGCTCGGGTCTATCTGCCCACATGTCTGATCAGTGAACAATCCACCATACGCTTGCTCGTCATACACTGGCTCCAGACCTTTTTTCTTAAATCCATGATACGTCAACCGCGTGGAAACCATTTCCGTTCTCGTTTTGTTTGGTTGGAAGTCCCACGCGTTCTTCTCTTCAATCACCTCGCGTGTTGTACCGTCGGAATTTACAATCCGTATCATTTGCCGGAGGTCTTCAAATAGTGTCATGTTTATCTGTTGCTCTATTTTAGAATCTATACCCCATCTCCGACCACCTTCATATATCTTGAATGAAACACCATCAGACCAATATTTTGGACGTGGTTTCAATGTATTACCACCATCAATTATCACACAAACACTATTAGTTTCATAATCTTCTTCTGATTCTCCAAATATGAATGCGCTCGGATTTTTTGTTGGTGTTTTCTTGTATAAAGCATATTGATTGCCATATATATCTGAACTCCAACTCGTGACAGTATGATCACCTATCATCAACGTATCCTGTCTAGAATCAATATCATATATGTTCGCTGCATCCACCGAAAATACATCTGCATTGGCCCAATTAGAATTGGCATAACCTGTGAAGAACCCAACAGGATCATAGGACCTGCTGGTTCCCAATCCGGTGTACAACTTGGTCTCTTCATCAGACCTATATGAAAAGAATTTAGGTAATCTGTTGGCATCCACTATATCTCCAGCCAATCCGTCATTAGCTGATGAAGCCTTCACCCATTCAACATTATCTTCAATCAACGTGACGTTGGTTGTGTTTATTCTGTACGGGTCTGGTAATGCCTGTATATCAGTATCCGTTGAAATGGTTGTAATTGGCTTGTGACTATAATAAGACAACACGCCCATATTACTCGGTACAAACAATCTTCCCAGTTGAGACCTAGTCTTATAACTCTTAGAACTAGACGTGATCACATGTGGTCCACCGGTGTGTAAAATGTTTCTATGTTTATTTTCTCCGACAAACAACAAACTCAACTCACCATCTGAAATAGTGTACATATCAGCTCCTGTTAATTTAGGTAGATACTTCTCTACATTATAAATGTTTAAATTGTCAGGAGATTTTGTATAATCGATGAAGTTTTCGTAATCAAGTAGATTTATAGTTGTGTCGGTAGCTTCAATTTGATTACTCAATGTCAAGGATATTCCTGGAGATATTTCTAATACTGGCAGACACTCATTAACCAGATTTTCGATCGATTGTTGTATATCTATGAATATATCCTTGTCAAATACAATCGGTATTTTTGTTTGTGTATGTGCATCAACTTCATACAAGTCATTTACACTAACTTTGGTCTTACTTACTCTAATTGATTCTACTTTTTGATTGCCTATAATACTCCTCTCAGAAACAAGCTTAGGTATTTCATTATATATCAATCTTTCAATTGATGTTATTGATCCTGTTGTTCCAGCACGGGTACTAGATTGTTTTATGTTTTGTCGAGCAGCTGAATAATACGTGGATATTTCTTGAATTTTTTTCGCGAAAAAGGTGGTTGCTGCAGCAACATGTCGCTCGTTATCGTAGTCAATGTTTGTGAGAAACCTCTTCTCTTCATCTGTGGTATAATTTAATGATATATTCTTAATCAACAACTTGTATCTGTCTTGCTTGCTGTACTTTGTTTTCCTTCTAATCACACGATCATTCCATTCACGTATATATTTGTTGTATTCTGTTGAGTGGTTTCGATTTTGGTTTCCTGTGAAGTTTGACTGCTCGAGCCACTGTGTATAACTATAAGGCTTGATTGCATCACCACCATGAATCTCATTGATTATACTGTTTTCCGGTACAAACGTCGTTAGACTTGTTAAATCATAGGTCATATCATTTACTTATTGAGTCCATACCATCCATCATACCTAAACCTTCTCTCAATGTTTTTTCTATCATAGTTTGTGCGATACCACCCTCTTCATACCAAGACGCAAATGGTGTGTCTTGCTTGACTGTTGTTTGATTGCTGTCCCAGTCTATAACATTGTTTATATATTTTACTTGATCTACAGTTGGTTCAACATATTCAAACAGACTATAATACTGCCATGCACTTCCATTAGCAGGAAAATCCATACCCCATCCAAGTTGATCCAATTCTCGATGGCCACTAACCGACAGGTTCAATGAATATGATGTCAATCCATCATACAGTGTTGAGTAACCAATAGTGGCATCTACATCTTTTATTATGATAGTTCCAGATATGGTGTGATCCTTTGTGCTTTGATAATATAGTTTTGTTGGAAGCAAACCATGTACCGGGTCATCCATGGTGCTTATGTTTATTTTACCTAGTTCTACAAATTGATCATTTACATATGTTGTCGGTACAGCGCTAGGTCCGGGTGATTCTGTTATTATGATAGGGTGGTCTAAACTCTCAACTTCAAATCTATAATTCCGGTTCCTGAACAAAACTATTGTCATGTTGTGATTATCTTGACCTATAACAGTGATAACACCATCATCTGTTTCAGTATACAGTGGTTCATAATCATCAACTGTCGCGACATGCTCGGGGTGTAGTGGTCGAGACAGATTAGGTGTCGTTATTTTGATATGATTAGAATCATGCAGCGTCATCTTGTATGTCCGGCCATCTTCCAAGCGGATCGTCCGACCTTGTACGAGATTAAATTCACCTGTAGTCTCGTTATGTAACACTACCTTTTTATCCACCGCCAGATCTAGATTTTGTATCAATTGTATTCGTAAGTTGACCTCTTGCTGATAAAAGTCCTCAAAACCATCATATTCTAGTTGTTGATCTTCAGACATCTTATTATATACTATTCTACCACGCGATGGGGTTATAGCTCTAATCTCACCACGTGGGTGATGTATCCAGTATTCAGACAGTTTGCTGGGTGTTACATTTGATATGCTCTCTACACACTCATAATAATTTTTACCATACTTAACATAATCACCAGTTGAATAGCCATGGTCTGCTCTATAATCAAATACAAACAACAGTTCATGACCTAAATTCACACCCGCAGTCTGTTGCGTCCAATTGCCATACTTCTCAAAATCTAGTTCTTCAGTTACAGCTGTTCCTCTCAGTCGTGTGTAACTTATTGACAGTATGTCTAATAATCTTTGCATGTCTGCCGGGAAGGTGTAACCAACACCGGTTAGGTTATAATTGACCATCTCCGCCAGGCCGTGTAGTGCTGTTATAGTGCATGTGTCTATATCAACTGTGTTTTCGATATAATTTGAAATTCTTTCATATACTCGCTTACCTAAAGAGTTGACTGATGACGTGTTTGTACCGAAAACTGCTGTTAATAACTCTTCATACAACTTAGGGCTATTCACCAGACTTGGTTGCTTCATATATGATCTCAACACACCCGCGAAATCAATATCTTCATTAACCTTAACTATTTCATTTGTGCCTGTGGATTTAATCAAATCAAATTCATTTGATGATCCAGTGACACTTACAAACCCTGTGGTCTCATCACTTGCCACTGCTCTATCATCATATTTGTTGATCCACCGGAAACCAGTCCAGTCTCCAAACGCGCAAATTTCAGACTCAAATCCAGTAGCAGATACAGGGTTAGCTCCATGGGCAGTGCGGAATTTACTATCTCCTCCGGATATCGTCATCGTGTTATTATAGTTGATGAACGCTTGCATTTTCTCTTCTTCCGTCCCGGAGAAATTGACGTTGTTTAAAAACACCTTGATCTGTTCCTTAGTCATATGACTCTCAGGATACAACATAAAATCATCTCTTGTGGCCTCATCATCACTAGAGATGCTCTCCACCCAGTTAAACTCTTCATATGGTATCTGATAATCCTCTATCTTTATAAATGAACTCAACGTAGGTTGATCGGAGTTTAGTGAATATAACACTTTTTCGTTGTTGTTTATGATCAGTAGATTGTTCGCGGTGTCCATCGCTAAACCTTCAACCACCGATCTCCTCCCGGCGTTGTCTCTTCGGTCATGAGTTTCAGCAGACAGTGGATGATATCTTGGGTCATCATATGCTGAGCCAACAGCAACAGTCATGTCTATCTCGTTCTTCATAGTGTTGTATCTCGAGCAGAATCTCTTCCCCCATGATATCCAAATGTTGTTTTTAACATCAGGTGTGATGAAGCTAGCGTTGTTCATATATTTGAATGTATCTGCTTGCCGGCTGTCAATCTTGGGTTTAGGTATCACGTTTACAACTAGCGCGATGGTGTTAGGGTAATTTCTATCAACATACAAAAACCTCTTAGGTGTCTCATCAGTGATCTCAATTGAGACTCTAGAAGAATCGTTACCAGATACATCCTGTGTGATTACATCTCCAGATTTTGCATACTCGAATGGAACTGCACTAGCTGGTAATGTTGAATTTTCTGGTATTATATATTGAAATTTTAAATTGTGTTTGCCTCTGTTGTAATACTGATTTTCAAAATGATATACATTACCCTCATATAATGTCAATTGTGGATTTACACTGTCACCATAACCATCAACTAGAATTGCAGTTTCATAGTACTCTTGAGTATCATAATTATACTCTTGTTCCATGTTTATAATGATATCAATCTCTTCACGTTTTGGTGGAGCCGGTTTGAGCATGTCCTGATAATCTGTACCCTCGAGTGAACTGACAACAAATCTGAGTGTCAGTTCCTCATCAAATGCATATAGCATGCTTGCCACCTGATCATCTGGTTGACCATCAAAAGTCAACCCGGTACTCTCAGTTATCGCCCACACATGATCACTAACATCAACACATACATCTCCGGAGAAATATCGATCCTCACCAGGAAATTCATATTTGTTCTTCAACTGTCCGGTTGAGTCGTATCTGGCTATGAAGCTACACAGAGGGTTTGTATATGTCACGACAATATCATTATTGACACAAGTCTCTACCATCGATGGATTGATTATATTCTCACCGTACTCCCCGGGTCGTCCACCCACAATATTCATTTGATATTCAGGATCTATTGTCCAGTGTGAGGATGGAGATGTTGTGCGGACATCTGCTAGATAATTGGGGGTGGATGGTACAGCATAAGCAATGGGTAGATTGGTCTCACCGGAAAATTTTACTGTTGACACAGCGTCATACAAAGTGACCCAATAATCTAATTTTTTATCCAATGACACACTACTAGGAGTGTATCCATATGCATCTGGATCTTTAGGCCAATGATTACATGTTACATCTTCCGGTAAAATATCAGATAGCGCATGTTCTGATCTGCTGGTTCTGTTGCGCCAGTATCTGATGACCTTGTCCGTGTCACCATCAACAGCAATCACATCACCAAGTGTATCAACCGCCAAACCATACATGCCGCTGTTACCTGGAGTTTGTGTTGATATGGGTGGTGTGTATGTCTGAGTGAACCCATCATCACCATAACTATACTCCCGATGATACACAGGCTTTATCTGCCAGAGTCTATCATTAGTAGGGTTGGTTATATAGTAATATGCCACATCGTATGTAAAAGTTTCTGGTGGATCGATCAGTGTATGTGCGTAAAATCTATATTTTGTTTTATCAAAGTCAAAACTACTCTCCTCGACATTAAAATTAACATATGTGAGCCAACTGCCGGTGTGATCGAACTTCTCTGTTGCGTCTTTGAGTTCCATATCAACGTATCCTGATTCTGTGAAGTTTGACGTCGGTAAAACAAATCCGTAATACTTCAAACCGGCACGAGTTTGCCACTCACGAGGCTTGCCACCCGGGTAACTGTGGTCCGATATATTTGTATAGATTAGCTCCTCTTGCTGATCAGGATGTATCTCACTGTACAATAATGATACTATTCGGTTCCGTGTGTTATCCTCAAATGGTGTGGTTAGTAATGTATTGTCACGCCTGTCGGCCAGGAGTATTCTCAATTGTTTGTTCTCTACTTGCTCCGGAAGGATCTGACCTATATCCCACACCTTGAAATCATCATCTGTTCGATACACAGATTTGAGTTGTGTGAAGCTACTGTCATTACCGGATAGGTACAATGTTACGAACCCCTGCGCAGTGAGCACATCGGTGGTTATGTCGCCACCAGAGAAGTGCTGACTCTCGGCAGTCCATCGTGAAGATAGTGGTGCCAATTCCTCGGTGTTGAGTGTGTTGCTTGATAAATCCATCGTGCTCACCACAAGCGGCAGCGGTGAGTTTACAAATTTGTTACCAGATATCTGAAAGCCATCTTCATGTATTCCGGTGGTGGTTAACGACAACTCTCTCGGACTATTAAATTTTATCTGTATAGGTAAACCAACCTTTTGAGTTTCATATACCTGAAAATAGTTACTCTTCATCAACTCAAACTTATCAATGTCTCTGTCACCATTGGAAACCGGGAATTTGGATGTATCAAATGATGCGTATAATATTATGTCTCTATCCTCCAATCCTAAATTCATCATCTCCGCTTCTTCTGTAGTTACATTGGTGTTAGATTGTGTAGCACCAGCGTTATTCTTTGATGCCTCCACACTTCTTGCACTTGTCAATCTGTTCGGGTTATCGTCAATATAATTGACTGTCATCATGCCGGAGGTCCCGGCGAAAATTGCATCTATATCATCACTAGGGACCCGCACAAGTTCGCTGTCCACCACCTTGACGTATACAAACTCATTATCAGTTTGCACACGCTCAACCGGCAACTTACTCTCTTTATTCTCCACGAATCTCCAACTAGGAATGAAATGTGTATCCGGGTTTGATTCATACTGCCTGGTGGATAGTGGTCGACTCTTACTACCAGTGGAATATAGATTGATATAATACCCACCATCACCGCTAACCATCGGCCAGCTCTGCCAGCTGTTCATTCTGTATATTGATAAATCTTCACTAGGTGCACCACACACAGCTCGTTCTGGTCTACCACCAAATGGATCAGCAATAGTGGGTGTGTACCACACTAGACTGTCTGGTATATAATTCAACACTCGGATTGTTTGTGACAATCTGTTGCGATGTGTCACTCCGTTTTGATCTGTAAAAATTGTTGTGATTTGAAATTCACCTGGGTATGGGTAGTGTTTTGTCACACTCACACCGGTGCTGTATGTACCGTCCCCGAGATCCCAGATCAATTTATCCATACTAGCACCGATATAAGTGTTATCTAGCGAGGATAACTCTGCTGTGAATGTGAATTGTGTTTGGGGTAGTGTGTATCCGGTTAGTGTTGTTTTGCATGTATCTATGGTACCTAATCCATTATCTGATGTGATCGGTACTACAACATCCGTGTAGCTTGATCCAACTAACTGTGAGTATGTTGCCATGTGCTATTTGACTATTGTTATTTTGTCCTTCAATCCGAATGCATCATTCAAATATGGATATTTAAAATATGGTAGTTTAATACTCTGATTGGTTATATTGACATCCATCTCAGAATATACCGGGTTCCATACACATAAACTAATACCTGGTGTTCTCTGACCAGTGTCCGTACGAACTGTTGTTATCTCATCAACACCAGGTATACTCAGTAATTGCTGACTTAATTCTGGTAGATCGATCAAGTGACCGAGCGTCACTTGACCATTAGCAAAATAGTCTGTCATCACTTGTATAATCTGATTCACTATCGCTGAATCATCACGTGATACAGCACTAGCACGCTTGACCTCGAGTGTTGTGTTCTCAATATGATCTATCACTTCAGGCTCTGAGGCGGTTCGAGTCGATATACTCACTGCAACATACACTGGATCCATCATTATGGGTTGGTGTGACACCATCATCAATCGACTCACTTCATTTGTAATTAAGGTCTTTTGAGCTGGATTGAGAAAGGTCGTCATTGGTAGGAGTGATGTATTTTGTGTTATTTTAGGTACACCGTATATGTAGATGTTGTTTCCTGTACTAGTGGAGGCATAATCCAGGTGACTCTGCATCACCCTACTCTCAGTCAAAGGATTGTTCAACCCTAACTCTTCAGCTAAATATTTGAAATGACCATCTAGATATGTGTTGTTATCCACAACATCGGATGATGAGAGTAATGCATCAAAATTCTTTGAGATGTGTGTCTTGAAGTCGGTTAATGTCACGAGTCTATCTTGGCTAATATAGTGTATAGGAGCTTTACGTTTTATATCTTCAATGGATTCCCGTTCTTGTGCGAATGTACTGGGAGAATTGTTTGTCAACTGCAACATCTCTATACTATCCAGTGTTATATAATTAATGTTTTCAGCACGGGTGTCCTTCATTATGTCATTGTATTTCGTTGTACCCATCAATACAAACTTGCTATCATCTAGGAAATTAGAACCAACTCTACCCTCATCACCAATCGATTCAAGGTAGTATACCTGTATACTATCGCCAGGTTCCAGCCTTCGGCCGTTTATGTTGTTACCAAACTTTATCTCATATGACATATCCTCACTCAACCTCTTCTCGAACACATGATCAGTAGATTTATGCAGATATAGTGATGTTGTCTCACTATACTCATAATACTTACCATCATTTTTACTCATCACATACACATTGACATTAAAGTGATCTATTTTCTTATCTTCACCGTTAACTGCCAGTGCAATTGTCTCGAAATCAGCACCAGTAGATTCCACCGGAACACTCTCGATCCACTTGCCTTGATACAATAAATAATTGTCACCGATAACATCAATTTTTTCCTCACCAGTGGTATACTTTGTGAACGATATATCCTTGTTCAATGAGTAGGCTATCCCGTTGTTGTTTATGAATGTGTATCTTGGTATTGTATACGTACCTGGAACAAGGTCTTCAGTTGCTGTTGTCTCGAATGATAATGAGCATGTCTGATAACCTAGAGGGCTATAATTCAAGACTTTCACTATCCTGTTTACATTCTCATATATTGTTGACTCTGTAAACACACTTTCACTAGCAGTTTGATTCAAATAAAAGAGCAACACATGATAACTGTAAGCGATTACATCGATAAATGACGACAAGTTACTACCCTCGTATATCTGATCCGTGAATGTACCTTGTTCGGTCAATCGCTCGATAATCAAAGATTTGAGACTCTCTGCATCAAATGTTGTGTATGCCGTTTCCGGTAAGTTGTATTCTGTTAAGTTCTTACTCATTTTCTGTTAAAAATTCAAATCCAAATTGATTCAAGGCTGCATCATGGGTTGTACTTATATTTAAGCTAGGAATCTGTATAGCTAGCTTGATTATGTACTGATTTTTTTCTTGATCTGAAATTACTGATACATGCGTGAGTTGTATCCTGGGTTCAAATTTTGTTATACCGAATTGTATCGCCTCACCTATCTCACGCGCTGTGAACTCATTAACAGGTTCGAACAACCATTGCATAAGATTTATACCGAACTCGGGATTCAATATTTTTTGTCCTGGTACTGTGTTGAACAGATTTGTTAAACTGTTCATGATACAACCTTCATCAATAGATGCATGTATGTCAGTCTGAGTTGTTTTGCCGTATGAAGCGTTATTCGAAGGTTTTGTGTTTTCAGCAAGATCCAAGTACAGATCTCTGTACTGATTTTTGGATACAGAATCCACTGGAGTTGGTGCTCCTACTCTGTTAATGTTTATAGACATACATAATTATTTATAATGGAGGCTGGAAATGAGCGGAGGATTGATAAATAATTACGATGACAAGTAGATTTGATACAATATTTGAGAGTAATTTCACTAGAATGCAGGGTGGAGGGTATCTCACTGGTGATATTATAAAGTTTAAAGAAGGTTGGGAGTCGGAAGATTGGTGTAAAGATGCACCGGCACAGGTGCTCGACAAGATAAGAGAATTAGCTGCATCTGATCTAATTCTCCGAGTAAGTAGCGTACAAGCAGTGAGACCTTCAGTAAATTCAAGTGTTGATCAGGCATCAGGTGTTGATGGCTTTTTTCTAGATATCGCGCAAGAGACTGCCCCAGGTTACTGGAACGGTCATTTTCTAACTGTACCACAACAGCTGGTTGAACTTGGTAACGTTGAGGGACCACCAGAGGTACCTGAATCACTCAAGCGTAAAGATGATGTCGACCTGAAACCTAAAGAGCTGACTGGAGAGGATACGGAGGATAGTCAAACTGAAGATTTGATGAATGACCCGGTCAAACAAACTGGTATGAGTGATAAGACTAACCGGCGGTTAGCAGATAAAAACACCAAATTACCCGGTGTCACCGGTGCAAATTCATACACTGCAAAATATATTTCATAATATGAGTGAGAAAAAGACAACAAAACCGAAGAGACCTAGAGGTCGACCAAAAAAAGCCGTCACACAAGCTAAAGCGACAGCACCTAAAAAGAGACCAACAAAGAAACCAGTTGTGAAGAAATCAGAATGTTGTGATAACACTAAAAGTTGTTGTGCACCTATGCTATGTGTGTGTAGCATGATTCGATGTGTAGGTGGCTTCTTAAAGTCAATTATCGGTCGTTAGACTGAGCAGACAAGCATAAAAATTTATCTCAGGATCTGCGACGAACACAGACCTGTATATATGCTCTGAAACAACTAAGAGTTGTTGTGATTTTTTATCAGATGGTGTAGATGATGCATCAATATGATTGAACAAGCTGCGTAACAGCTCATTATAATCACCTCCGAACACATGCTCGTTCTCTATCACTTTTTTTCTAGCTTTCATAGCTAAGCCCTGTGTTGTGATCTTATAAAGATTTTCAACAAATGCATCCTTTATCTTCACTAGATCGTCAAGATATAATGTATTTTTGTTTACATTTTTTTGTATCTCGTTTATACACTTCCGGAGATCCGGGTATGCTGTTTTAATAAACTCAATCAACCTGGGTCTATCACTATCTGGTAACTGTACATCTTCGTTATTCAGGATAAACTCAATTCGATCACAACACTTATCTATAGGTGGCGTCAAGTCTAACGATTGACATCTGCTCAACAATGGAGGTATTATGCGATGTTTATAATTGGCGGTCAGTATGAATCTAGTGATAGATGCATGTTCTTCCATCGTGTTACGTAGTGCTCTTTGTGCATCCAAACTCAATCCGTCAGTTTCATCTAGAATAATACACTTAACATTACCATCAAAGCTTTTTGTGCGAGCGAAATTGGTCACCTTAGTTCGAATAGTATCAATGCCATTCTCATCACTAGCATTTATATATAGATACTGACAATCCAGTACATTTAAACATAATAGCTTAGCTAGACTCGTCTTACCTATCCCGGCATGACCGACAAACAACAAATTAGGTATCTCCTTTTGATCTTTAAATTTAGATAATACTCTGATGTTGGTATCAGATAAAACTATCTCCTCAAGATCTCGAGGTCGATATTTTTCAACCCATAGGTTATCAAACATCACTGCTTCCAAATCCCTTACTTCCACGGGAACTGTCTGATACACTATCAGACCATGAACATTCAGCCTGTAGCAGCGGATATACGACTAGTTGAGCAATCTTATCACCCTTGTGTACTGTGTATGTTTTTTCACCAAAGTTGTATAGCTTGACGCCTAAATCCCCCCTGTATCCATTGTCAATAACACCTAGATGTGGTTGTATACTATGTTTGAAACCTAGTCCGCTCCGGGGTTCGATCCGGAACCAAAAACCTGGTGTCAAATCTGCTAATGTTAAACCTACTGGCACTGTCGATGAATCGCGTTGATTGATAGTAACATCCTCTACAGCTACTAGATCATACCCTGTATCTCCAGTATTGAGCTGCTTGTTATTAGCACTGGGTAACACCGCGTCTGGATGTGTTTTTTTGAATTTTATATTTATCATCCGTTCAAAAGTGTATCGTCATCTTTTAGTGGTCTACTGTTAACTTCAACAGGCATCGAATTAGCTCTCAACCATCCTAATAAATCATTTAGTTTTTCACTATGTATAACAAATGAACCGTGACCTTGTATTTGTACTGTTATCATCTTTCTATTATAATATAATCGGCTTTGATTTTCCACAACTTATTATAAATAATTAAACGTATGGACGAACCACAAGACAAACAAGATGTACGCTCATTGTTAGATCAATTGAAGGACACAACAAAAACTGCCAAACAAATACAGAAACAACCATTCACTCTCGAGAGAAAGGATTTAGAGCAGTTTGTTCTGAATAACACCGGCAGGCTCATACAGGATAGTATGCAAACAATTGATAGTATAAAAGAATATATTATCAGTGCACCGGAACCAGAGGATGTACACTCATTAGCTGAACTATACAAAGCTAGTACTGGTGCTATTGAAACTCTCAATAAGATACTGATACAGCAGCAGCGTGCGGATGCTCAAGTTACAATAAAAACAATGGATATACAATCGAAACAAGCTCTGGCGGAAAAGCGGGATGATAAGAGTACATTCACAAGGGAAGAGATAATGGAACAATTGTTCAGCTCTGGTGATTTGATAGATGCAGAAATAAAAGATACTGATTAACCTAATGTATCGTTACTTTTATAGGTGTTGTATTTGACGTATTTACCATATCGGCTGGATGTGATATTATCATCATCCAGTAAAGATGATTTTATTCTGTTCTTAAACATGTCAACAGATATAGTAAAATCCTCTACCTTAAGCATTATTTGTTTGGGTTTATTCACTATCATATAATTTTCACGATCACTTAATAGTGTCAACACATCATATAAACCTTTCAAATGATCTCTTATGGCTGAATCGACAGTCTCAGCATTCTGATACATCCGACTGAAATGTTGCATGTCATTAACGAAATTATTACCATGACTGTTTCCTGGAAAGCTTGGTAGTGTACCGGTGATTAAACTATCTCTACTTGGATCTTCCATCATGTTTGAAAGATTTTTTCTATATACCATGTTGGTTTGCTTTGATATTTGATCGCTGAAAACAATAGATTCCGGTTTCATACAATATTTCGCGACACCTGCAGTCGTTGAGGGGATTGAGTATGTATCACCGTATGAGCTCACGTTGACATCCCATACAGGTAACGTGCTAGTATCGTATGTGTCAGCTATATTCTTAAGTTGACCTACACTCTCACTAAACTCAACGAAGAACTCATTATCATCTCCAAGAAGCTCTATCAAATCACTTTTTATAACACTGTGTGATGTGTTGAATTTCTCAATCCACCACATTTTAAACCAAGCTGACATATCCTTCATTCCAAACACATCTGACGGTGATGGTGGTGATTTTTGTATGTCTAACACAGGTGTAACTTTAGCACTAGTGTTTTCTGATTTCGTCTCGATAACCCACTCACCGGTTGATTGTATATCCTTATCACCCTTCCAGTATCTGGTCTTAACATTGCGACTCGCTGCGACCATCGTGCCGCCGGACTCTAGTGTTGGTTTACTATACTTGTTGCCAGATGATGTCGCGATCTGCATGTTGTCAGGTAACTGATCTCTATAGTTTTTATTCATCAGCTTGTCACTAGTTACATCACGCTTGACTGTACCGTCATTACTGTCCTTCAACTTTAATGTTTTATTGTTTAAATCTTTGTAAAAATTAGTCTTACTTGTGGTTGGATCACTATGCGAAAAGCGGTGCCAGTAATTGAGATTTGTGGTCACTTCATCAGTTAGATCTGTTATCAGGTCTATATAGTCAGACATATGTATTTGCAGATCTAGTGATGTTGCTAGATTTATATCTATGAAGTGAGGATCCGTTGTTTGTTTTGACATGTTATACTTGTATTGACTCTGTATTCTTCATGAATACATCATTATTGTTAAATCTTTGCTCCGGTATATCATATAGATAGGGTTTAACACCTAATATTGTGTTCTCATAACCAGCAGCAGTTATTCTGTGTGTCACCCTTGTCACAAAATATTGACCCAATAATTTACTCTCATAATCATTGTCAATATAATTATTAGACCGGTCGATAGCTATCCACACGCCAGATCTTCGAGCTGTATTTCCCTTGGAGGTGAATTGTATCGAGTTGCCTAGTAAGAATGCTGCTAATAATTTTTTGTTTCTTCCAACACTCAAGCTAGCATTTTTGTCAGGTGTCCAACTAGTGGCTATGCTAATATTATAATTTTCAATTCTAGAATTATCCGGTAACCACCCGACATGGCCATGGCCATTAACACCACCATATGTACTATCTATGAATAACTTCTGAAACTTTGAATACACGGTCGCAAGGTTACCGGATTCAACGTCTACACTGAATGTTTTAGTGTCTTCACTATATCTATGAGTTATAACGCTGTTCAATATCTCTTGACAGTCAACACCGTTGATCTCATTGAACGTGTAGCTGTCTATTATGGATACATCTGCGAAATGGTAGTTTATCATAGGAGAAGTTAGATCTCCTCCGAATGTTTTTGATGATGGTGGTATTTCATTGGGAGTCGATTCAGAATCAAACGATAGTGTGAAGTACTCAGATTGATATGGACCAGGACCACCATCTGTACTGACCGCTCTATCGAAGTATTTTGATATAGGTAACAACTCCCATCTCTCTGTATATCTCTGGAGCTTAAGCAGACATGGTTGATTGTCATGCTCTAGTGTACTTACATGTCTGTCAAGTACATAATTTAAATCGTCAATCGCTTTATTCTCTGATGGACTCGTGTAAAACATCATCTCATCACCAAATTCCCAATGTGATGAGAATAAACCTTTAGTGTCCTCTGTTAATAGCGCCGAACTTAACAAGTCTTGAACAATCTCACCTGTTACCTTGCTTCGATCTCTATCATTCAAATGATTGACATGCGTTTGCCGTGTAACTGTGGTACCGAGCTTGTTGTTTATTGTTTTAGCTGTGCTGTAGTATAAATTCTTCTCTCTTAACATCTGCAATCTATAATCATGAAAGTATAATTTCTGTAATTTGTCTTTCTTGTTAGCTGTCGGTGTTATATCCTCAATTGCATATACACTAAACAAAAACTTCATAGAGTGTACCATACTCTCTAGCTCCGCCTCTGGTTGTCTTGTTGAATCACTAGATAAATGCGGTTCCATTTTTATATATAACATATCTCTCGCATCACCACGGAAACGATATGACCTTATTGGTACACGATCAGCACTAGGTATTTCTCCAGCCAGTTGACTCGTTACTCTCTCTATCACGTCATCCGGGTTTTTGAAAACTATGTGACCTTTATGAAACCACTCAAGCATATCATCCTCAATTATTAGTTCCTCTATAAAACCTTTACGTATTTTGATAGCTCTACCATCCGGATTTACCAGATAAACACCAAACTGAAATCTCCTATCATCAAACTGTTCAATTGATTTCTCATTACCCACATCTAGATTCAGTGTCTTAATAACACCGTCATAAAAATCATGTATCGCTGTCATATCTTAGCTTTTATTTCATCTATAATTGTTCTGATCGTCTCTCCAGTAGGTATTAACAGTCTAGTTCCGGCTTGTGGTAATATAAATGTATTCTTCACTTTATTCAAGCATGCGATCAACCACCACAAATCAATCCTTCCAAAATGCTTATATGATATCAATGTCCATGGTTCTTCCGCTTTTGTGTAATAAACATCAAAAATACTTGTGTTCATATTGTCCGGGAAGTTGATGGTGTTGAAGATGTTGTAATAAAAATGCTTTGATTCGCGTTGTTTATACACATCAAATATTCTCTCCAACTTGAATTCCTGACTCTTTGACAATTTGAGCAACATCTCAACTTCATACTTATTATATTTTATAGCTTCGCTGCTCATCAATTAACCTTTGTTCCTGTAGTTATAATATCATTCATCGACTCCCTCAACATCTGATATTTAAAGTTCTGTGTCTCAGAAAACAACTCCGTGAATGTTAGTGTGATATTATATGCATCCGGTATCACTGCGAGTGTTTTTTTCTGTGATTCAACCCAATTACCTTCCGCGGTTGCTCGATTCTTACCACTGTCTGCGTGATCTATTATTTTTACAGGTATATACATCTCTCTGCGAGCTCCTATGAAATCCACAGTCATGTTGGTGAGTGCTGAATACTTACTGTACCACACACCGGGTATGTACGCTTCGTAAATACATGGAGGATCAATCAAATCACGTGATACTCTGTTTGGAGTGTTCTGATATGACAGTAAATAGATGAATTGCCAGTTTCTAACGATCTCGCTATATGATTTTGTGTTGAATAGTGGAAATGTAACGGTGTATGATTTTTCACGACCATCAAATGTGAACCCCTTGGGTGTCTCTATCATCCTACCAGGAGCTAATTGTTTTGAGAGATTTGCCATGGCAAACACTTCATTGGCACCTTCTGCGTAATCCTTAAGTGCATCCATGACTACAGAGCCTGAATCTACACTGCCAAAATTACTGTTATTGTTTATATAGCTGTCTTGCATGTATGGGAACACATACTTAAAACCTGTCGGTATTGTGCTGTATAGCATGTTGTACGGATTCATGGGGTCATAATATGTTGTTTCTGCAGCTAGCTGAGAAACATTATCAGAATTCACTCCCAAATTTTTTAGCGCTTCATCATAACTACCCTCCTTCACCATTTTCATCACCTTTTCTACATTCTCAACTGCAGATCCAGCTGATGTCGCAGCTGCCATTCCCATGTTGAGCATCTGATTCAATGATGTGTTTGTTAAAATCTTATTTTCCTTTATGTTCAACATGGGTACCTCTCGACGAGACGAGATAGGCGACTCGGTCCAGTGATGACTGTCTCTAACATTCACAGGTACTGATGGCTTCGGTGTGTTTTTATTAACTTCATTAGGTTCACCCTTCTGATTTATTGGTAACAATGTAGGTGCGGGCCCGTATCCTCCCACACTCTTCAACCATGCGCCGGTGGCGGCTATCTTTTCACCCTTTTTAGGTTTTGGAGGTTGTATTGTGGCTCTTCTGGGATATGACATCGACCAATAGAAACTGGTGGTTTCAGTTGCCTTTGCGATTTGCAAATCATCGTACTCTTCGATCTGCCCAGTGTTGGTATTCTCCTTAAATTTTCTGTTCGTTATATCCATAATTAACTCTCGTTATGTACTAGTATGTTGTTTGCAAAATAACATTGTGTTGGTGTTATAGCAAGAGAATACACTCTACTGGCTGTATTATCTGCTACTATGTGTGTCGATAGTATCTCTGATGTAGATCCATCAGACATCAACACGCACAACCCTTTACTCATGTTTTCAGCTCGAATCCATTCTTTGGTTTCTGGTAGATATATTTTATGATCTGGTGTCAACATTAACGTATTATCACAACACGTTTTTAAGTACAGGAAATCCTTACTATCTGATGTACGTATACTGGAGATCGTCGCTGTAGTTATTTTTGATTCATATGATTCGATTATCAGCTCATCATCAGTGCATATCATCTCTAATATCTCTGGAAGTTTTGTTGATACCCGGTCATTACCATTCATCAATGTTACTGTTGTATCGTTAGTAAGCATGTCAATATTTATCACTTGTTGTATAGTCTCCCTACAACCTTGTCTCTAAATTTCATTATGTCTGAATCGACCGTGACGTTGTTAACTGTAGTGTTGTTTCCGCCACTGTTTACAGTTGTATTACCTTGTTTGTCGATCAATCCATGTTGTTCTAGTGCGTTGAGTGTCTTCTTCTGTATACCAACAGTCTCCGTCATTATATTAACCATCTCACTCATCTTCTTCTCGATATTCTGATTGTTTTTCTGTGCGGATTTGTTGGTGTTACTTGCTGCCTTTTCATATTGGATCGCCTGTTCGTGTAATTGTTTACTACCTCTTGTTATAGACTCACCGGCCATCTTGACATAATCCCACGCGTATGGACTTTGAGGTCTGGGCCATCCTTCTAATGTTTCGAAATGCAAGGACTGTGCTCCTTGATTTATCTTGTCGCCGGATTGTTTGATATGATCAGATGCTTGCTTTGTATTTAGTTCTGGTAACGGTTGTTCCAACGTGAGCTCTAATTCAGATAATCTCCCGGGATCTATTGATGTCTGCTTTGATGGTTGTGGTACAACTGGTGATACAAGTTTAGTCTGCTTGATAGCGGCTGCTTCGGCGGCCTTGACTTGTTCATTCACCTTTAATTGATCAACATTCACACTTGATATGGCGTTGAGATACGCTTTGGTTTCTTCTAATGATCTGGTAGGTTTTGTCGGTTGAGGACCAGCTGTTAATTTCCATTCCTTCAACCTCTCTTCTTGGGGCATCTCGTAATTAGTTGAAATCAGGTCGAGTTTCTCTGGAGTCTGCAATATACGTTGGGGACCTCCCTGTTTAATTGCGCGATCGTAATCCTCTAGATCCGCTTTAAATTTTTCCGTCTCTGCTTGTTGTGCTTTGATGTGATCCACAGCCTCTTTCACACCTACATTGTCAAGACTCTTGATCATCGCGCCATACTGTATCTTGAGCTCATTGTTATTCGTTTCATCCCGCATGCGGATCAGGGACTCGTAATGTTCAACAATCTTAGGATCAATTTTACTCTTATCATTCTTAAGAGCCGTGAGATCAATCTTCATGTCACCGAGTTTTAAACTACCAGATTTTTTCCAATCATCAGTAACCACCTTGACAGTATCATTGAATCTGCGTGTTTGTGCACGCTGATTTGCCAATGTTTGTGCCAAATCACCCATGGCATTCGTATCAACAACATTCTGACCTCGGACCTTCTTAAAGTTCTTAAGAGCATTTTTCTCCCAATCACTACCCACCGCTTTTTGTTGCATGGCGAGAAACGTCCTGGAACTACCCTTCTTGTCATTTTCAAGTTGTTTTATAACCAATTCCCGGAATTCTTTCTCATCTTTGGTCTGTCTAGCTGCGGAAGCCATAGCATCTCTCCATCGAGCTGTTTGTGACTCTATTATCTCAGCCTCATTCTCATCACTCGTCTTTTTGGCTGCTAATATCTTGTTCATGCCATCTGAACTTACAGATCGCTGGAAAGTTTCTTTCATGGCTGCTTCTTTATTTTTGGCTCGAGCACCGGCAGCCTTTCTGGCTTTGATCTCTTCTTCAGACCTAAACATATCTTTCACTCTCTCAGCTCCATCGTTTATTAGATTCTTTATAAAGCCAATAGACATATCAATCACACCAAACAACTTGTCGAACAAGTCAGTGAACAACTCTTTGAATGAGAATTCATCTAACGTTTTCTCAACTTCCTTAAATCCTAATTTACCTGCTATCCATGAAACACCACTCTTGAGTAGATCTAATGGAAATGCGACCAGACTGTTGAATACCGACTTTACACCTTCTCTTATTCCTCCTATTATACCATCCTTCTTGAAACCCTCCATGAAGCCAGTCACAAAGTTAAAAGCTTCCATTATTATAGTTATTGGTAAAAACAGCTTACCTAGTACCGATCCGGCAGTTTTTAAGAATGTGAAGATACCTTTGATTACAGGATTAGTGGGACCGAAAAACTTCGCGATTTTAGTGAATATGCTCGTACTATTTGCTCCCTTACCACCACCAAACAGTCCACTTAGACCGGTGAAGAATGCTGTAATTGGGAGCAAAGCTGCTTTCATCGTCTTAACTACAGTGCTCAATGCTGTCCTTATAGACTGTGGTATCAATGCTTTAACTTTCCCTGGGAGATCAACAAAAAATGTTTTAAAGCTGAGCCATTTTTTACCCATATCGAAACCTTTCCACCAATTGCGTATTCCACTTGGTATCAATTTTTTGGGACTGAAATTTGTGAACCATGTCTTGATACCGGTCCACTTCTTGCTGAAGTTCAGCTTGCTCCACCAACCACGTATCGATTGAGGTATCAATTTCTTGGGACTGAAATTTGTGAACCATGTCTTGATACCGGACCATCTCTTCACCATCGATTTGTTCATGTTCTTCCACCACTTTTTGACCGATTCCGGAATTAGACTACTGACTTTAAATTTATTAAACCAGCTCTTAACTCCCAACCACTTCGTGGACACACCCTTGCGGAATTGTATCCACCATTTTTTGATCGATTGTGGTATCAAATCACCCACCTTAAACTTATTAAACCATCCTTTTAAGCGTGACCATCTGATGTTCATAGTTTTCTTGAATTTTTTCCACCATTTACTCATGGCAGTTGCCCAATCACCAACTGTTGTACGTATTACAAGCCAAGCATCTTTGAGCTTGTCCCACACAACCACTACACCCGCCAATAATGCCGGCCACCAGCTGGATTTATTGGGCTTCTTATCTTGCTCTTCCTCTATCTGTACAGGTGAGATCATGATTGACTGCAATTGCTTGATTGCTCTCTTATCAAACTCCATCACCTTGATAGGCATCACGGTCTGTAAAATTTTTCTTGGATTCTTCCTCTTTTTGTCGAGTTTTTCAGATTCCTCGGCATTTAACTTCGCTTGTTGTTTTTGTTGATCTTTTAAATGCTTCTCTTCACTGTCAAACGCATCATCAGGATTATATGAGTTACGTGCATCACTAACTCCCTGCTTCGTTGACTTGTCGTCTAACTTCTCTACGAGTGATGTTAATGTGGTTACGAGCTCTGTTATGTTTTCTTCCATGAGTCATAATTATTTATGACTCTAATCATCTATTCACCAGTAAACATACTTGCATCAAACGGTAGCTGTACATCCTCTGGTAGTTGATCAGCGGACATGGCCATTAGTTCCAGTTCCCGGCAATTTTTTATTTCCTTAGCAACCTGACTACTAACAGTCATAGGCAAACTTTCAAATATGGATATAGCTTGTGAAATCTTGACATCATCTAGATTCAAAATTTGATCCTGTGCCTGTATGGTTGTGACATACTTCATCATCTCATGTATGTATATGTCACCTACAATGTCAGTCAATTTTATACCATCAACTGTTTTATTACCTTTCATCGTTTTCGTGAATTGCTTATTATATTTAGTGTCTCTATCCAAACCAGGTACTTCACCCTCTACTACAAGATCTTCCACACTCACTTTGAATTTTGTGGGTGGATTCAGATCGTTTTGCTTGATGTTATCAATATGTTCACGTAAATTTACTGTGTATGTAACGTCATCATCTATAAAACTTAACGTCTCACCAACAGAATTGCATCTCAATTGATAAACTATCATGGATCTGTCTGTTAGTCTTATCTGATCTTTGTTTGACAGACAATTTTCAGTGATTATACTATTTATAGTGTTACTGAATGTTAGATTTTCTATCTCAACATCAACACCACTGGATAGTAGATTTTTCTGCTGCTTTACTGTCAATGGTCTAAACGATATGTCTTCCTGCATGCTTGGTACATATATTTTTATTATCTGCTTTTTGTTTAACTCACTCAAGCTAGCTAATATATCATTAACATTAGGTTTACTCGCTTCCACCGGTTGCTGTTCTTCGCTCATATATTATATTTATTTAAGTTGGTATCTGTATCAACTACTGCTCAAATCCTGGGTTGGGTAGCGACATCCCAGGCTTTTGCTCACTGGATTGCTTCTCATTAGCCTTGCGTTCCTCCTCTAGTTCTTCCTTGTATAAATTGATGTAGTTCTGTGTGTCGATTGGCGTGATATCCTCGACGTCCTGTAGGTTAAAATTAAGTCTTTTGACCATTATATATCTGATGTAATACTGCTCCTGCAAATTGCAGTTAAACATAGCTTTGATAAATTCGAATAGACTGTTGTCAAATAATTTTAACTCTATTCTACTGAGCTCATCATCAACTACACCCTCAAATACTTTTATTCTATACTCTTGATCTAGATCACGTATGTATCTGACAATCTCAGATAACACATCACCAGATAGTTCATCTAATATTATACTCTTCTCATCACTGGTGAGTCCCTGCATGCTGTGCTCATTGCCCAATACGTTGATACTCTCGATAACATCAACAACTAAACTATCTACATTTTCAACTTGAAACCCACGAGGTACACCCAGCTTTATAGTATACTTATCGTCAAACTGCACACTTCGAATACATTCTGAATTATGATTTGTCACTTTGTCTAATATATCGTATAAATCTAACTTTTGAGTACCTTTCATTACTTCCCTTCCTTTGCGTATAGTGCCTTCGAAGTCGAATGTTTGGGACACACTCATGATTCGCATGTTCAACAGGATACAAAAAATATCCACTGTTGATAGTTCATTTACACATATATCACTCAAGCAACATCCATTAATTAATTGTGTAAACTCCTTGATCAAGGAGGATGTATCGTTGTTCTGTAGATATTTACCTATGATTAAATATTCTCGACCAGATAGCAACCGGAAGCTCAGATATACCTTTTTTGTGGGTAGATATGTTTTATACGTAAAATCCGACATTATATTACTCTATATCATCAGATGTAAATCGAGCGGATCCACCTCTACCAGACAATCTACCACGTGGACCCTGTTGTGGTCTGGGTCCTTTATTGCCACCGAGAAAACCAACAACCTTGTTTATTTTCTTTTTGATGTTTGCTGCTTTATCCACAAATTCTTCCACTTTTGCTATTTTACCCTTCAACTTACGGTAAGCTCTACTCTTACTCAACAATTTATCAGCCATACCCATGACAAATCTCTTGAATCCTTGTTTGTTTAGGTAATCATTCATGTTTTGGTCAGGTAGACTCTCTATTGTATAGTGTGTGTAGTGCCAATGAGTTGTGTATATATCAAAATTGTTACCATCTTGATATGTTAGCTCATTGGAGTTTATACTCGCTGGTACACAATTGTAAAATCTCCAGATTTTTCTTTCAACTAGTGGTGTGTATTGATATGTTTTGGCGAGCTGCACGATACTGATGTTAGCTTTAATGTTTCTATTGTCAGATGAATGTCTAGCAACAAGTCCTAGGTGCGAGGCGAGTATAAGCCATGGTCGAATCACCATATCTGTAAAGCTTCTATTAGTTTCTCTCCATTGTATAACGAGTGGTTGCATGCCGGAACGATTTCCTCCCACTTTACCAGGAAGAAACCCCATGTTGTTTTGAATGGGTACATCTCGTATTTCGTAGTTTTCACCTGGTAAGACTACACCTTGAGCAAGCAAGCATCCATGCTTACCACCACCGGTCTTCATGTATGTATCCTGAGTTATCTCAACTCTAGCCTGATCTATGTCCCATCCTTTTGTTTGTGAACCGGGTGCATTGATGGATCCTGAATGTTGACCATTATCACCTGGTTCCAAAGCGTGCATGTTAGAAGAGCGTATAAATTTGGGTATCGGGTGTAGTGATGAGAAGTTTTTACTTGTCATCCTGTTGGGATGTACAGCCTCTTCTATGTTAATCAACCATAAAAACTTGTTTGGTATTGCGAACTCCCACTTGTCCATATGTTGTAAGAAGTTTTCAGTGTGACTGAATGGATAATTAAACGGGAATATATCTGTACCGAGTAAATCATCGACTTTTTCTCCAACTCTTCTAATATCATCAAACATATACAATAATATTTAATACCCAAACACAGAAAAGCCGCTCGAAAGCGGCTTTCTGATGGTATAATATGTTAAAAATATTACAAAGACTGGAAGCTCTGGTTACGAACGTATTGATAACCTAATGTGACTTCAAACTCAACAGGAGCACCACTACCAGATGGATCGTATGATACATCACCAACACTTGTAGGAAATGCACCAACGAGTGTGTATTGACTCACTCGATTCAACTGTGTGTCTAGTTGTACTAAGTCAACAATCGATGTTTCTTTTGCAATGAAGTAATTACCGGTACTAGTCGCATCATCGAATGTGTCTCTAGTCCAGTTTAACAACAATGTTCTCAAGCTATCGACTCGGTCACTATAAAAGCTGAGTGTATACTCACCTGTATATGTGGCTCCACCAGGTACCCTGAAGTTTAGTCCCATAAATGGTATCTCGGATACATTGATCGTCCGGCCCGGTATACTACCACCCTTGGCGTACACTAGATCGTCCTCATTTATGGTAACACTACTGTCACCGTTTTGAATATTGAGAACACGGAACTGGAAATCACGGCTGAAATCCCGTTCTTGTGCTACTCTATAGAAATCTGATATTGTCTGTCTTACATCTGGCATAAATTTGTCCTCCTAATTATTTAGTCTTACGACACTAATTCGCTGAAGTCTTGACCAGTTCGGGTAGCATAAAAGTTCACTAAGATGAACTCCGCAGCACGTGTAGGTTTGATATAAATATCAACTACAAGCTCGTTACGGTCAATAACATCAGGTGAATTGTTACGCTCATCACATACTAATAGATAGTCATATAATCCTTGCGTGTTCTTCACCTCTTCAAATATAGGTCTTAAAACGTTTATAACTTGTGTACGAGTGAACAATGTGTTTGGTTCAAATACAAAGTACTTGATAGTGTTCATCACTGCCTTTTGCAGATACAAGAACAATCTTCTCACATTAATTCTATCAAAAGCACTTGGTTTTGCTTGCATTGTTTTCTGACCGAATATTGCAAATCCTTCATTAGGAAAATTAGCAATTGGATTCAATCCGATTTTGTACAACTGGTCACGCTCTTTCTGTTTAGGATAAAACGCTAAATCTTGAACACCGCTCACAAGCCCTCTTGTGAAACCAGCAGGGGCTATCCATGGATAGAAGTTACTGTCCGTATTAGCCATGGCTGCTGCTGCAAAACCACTCATTGGTACCCAAACTGGCCTGTTCATGGCCTTATCGTTTGTGAATCCCCAATTGGCGTATGTTGTACAATAACTACTGTTCTTGGTACCACCTGTCATCATGTGACGCAACGGCCAGTATATGTGTTGAGAGAAGTTTACTCCTGCTTCACGCTGCTTACTTGTCAATGTTTTACTATTTCGGCCCTGTACAAATATGTAACGTAATGGATCGGCGATAAAAATATTATCTTTACGTGCAAATTGACTGAAACTCTTGAATGTATCAAAAATTGTGTCATAATCGGTTAAGAATTTGATTTCATTACGATTATCAATTATTTTTGTTTGATACAGACCACTTCCACTCAATCCTGTACTACTAACAACATGTTCACCAATCGGGAAGAACTCTTCATCATCGAAATGACCCTTAGTACCACCTTCTGATCCTACATACACAGTACCTAGACCACCTTCAACAGTTATGTCGATCGGAAACAGGTCAAAGTTATCAGCAAGCTCAAATATACGATCAAGCTTTGATGGTATGTTACCAGTTTCTTTGGCTTCAGCCATTTGCTTGCGATACACTCCGTGTGGATATACGTTGTTACCATGTTTGATAGCAGCAGCACCGGCTCTCTGTAAATCTTGCCATGATTTGATGTACAATCTATCTTCAGCTTCTTCCTTTCCGTTGAGGAAACTCTGACTCACTTTGAAGTCATTGACTTCTTTTTTCTCTTCAACAGTCTCACCCTGAAGAGCGGCTTGCTCAGCACCATCCAATTCATCGTAGTATCGTGTATCCTTAGCAGGTAAAATACGTATCTTCCTTGTAGGATATCCGTTCTCATCTTGCCAGTTACCAGCTGTTTTAGCGATACCCTCGTTCATCTTGAGGTACAAGTTATTACTATTTTCAGCCTCACTCTCAATGTAGTATGATACAGCTGTACCACCTGTTGATAAGAAGCGTTCCCTGAAGTAATTAACACTACCAATAACGCTGTCAGCAACTAGGTAATCTAGCTTGGTAGCATCTGGCTCTAATGTTGATTGTCTCACTTTGAATACAGCCAATGTTAGAACATCGCTGAACTCTTCAGTATTCAAATCAAACTCACTCAAATTCTCAAGCACTTCACTCATGCTACCATCTAATCCGACCTGTTGCTTGTTTCCAAATTGATCGAACAAAAATCCGGCACTCAAAGAGAATGTCAATCGACTACGTGTACCATCACTCTGATCCGGTACATCAACATAACCACCAGTGGTACCACCGAGCTTCTTACTCAATGACTTGAGCTTTCCAACACTATCAAAATCACTTGCTGGATTGAGATTTGTGTTGTCACTCACTCCGATGTAGTAACCTTCAAATTTTTCGTTAATAACAAACTTCTTATCATTGACAATCATTAGACCAGCACCACCTTTGGTTAACAAGTCGTTATATGATGTGAATTTTTGGTTCTCAAGCTTACCAGCCTCAGACTCTTTCATTTTAATCTCACCTTTGATGGTCTTCTGAAACTCGTCATTCGACAACTCAATGTTGCTAGGTTCACCTAAGTAATACCTGTCACTTGATCCTAGATCCCATCCAACTGCATTAACAGCCTGAGATACAAGCTCTGCAACCTCTGGTATTTGATACGCCTTTAAAGCAGGTACACTTAATATGTCATCTGCAATTGATTCCGTCCAAAATGTATCACCTTGTGCATATGAGCTTAATGGTTGACCGTAAAGTTCTACACTACTCAATGATGCCAACACACTATCAACGGCATCTTTAAGTGTTGTTGATGTATAATCACCTGCTGGTGCGGATGTACCAAAGATCCATTGATCTGTTGGTACTACTTTGGTACTGAAACCTGACTGACCACCTGCTAAGGTTATGCTTTCACCGGTTGGTAATGTGTATGTATCATCACCTGTTAATACAGATACTGAGACACCGGATTCAGTTATAAGTTGTCCTACTGAAGATAAACTGTTACCCACAAGAGTGATGTTACCTTCCTCACCGGATACATCAGCTGTTATAGTATATGTAGCTCCTCCTACTTCTCCTGTAAATGTTGCTGCCACTGGTAGCACGAAATCTGACCCTTCAGCAGATAATGTTCTGCTATCTGTTGGATACCATGCAATTTTTCGTGTGTCTGTCGCGATTGTGTTAATCTCACCTTCGTAATCACCGAGATCAATCATAATCGGACGTGGTATAACGGGGAACACTTGAACACTGTATTTATCAGCAACAGTTGCACCAGCTCCTTGACCGTATGGTAACCTGGATACCAGAACATTAGCAGGGCTTTGAAACACTGCTTTGACGGTGTGGTACATGTACCTCTCTGCAGCGTTTTGAGGCAAACCGTAGATCTGCTCAAACTCGCTCAGACTGCTGAGTGTCAGCAACTCGTCTGTCGGTCCTTGGTTAGCGAAACCTGGTATAAATACCGTAGTTCCAATTGGTAATTGTGGGCGCAAAGAAAGATCGACTTCCTTGACCTCTACTCCTGGTGATTGTATTGTACGTGCCATAATTGTTACCTCTGGAATTATTTATTGATCCATGACCAGCTTTTAGAAGATTTTCATAACAAAGTTGGAGTGAGCTTCGAAAAAGAGAACTCAAACGTGGTATCAATCTCGTCTGTAGTCCTGTAATTGTAGTCTATCTCACCTAAACTAACAGGGACAACCCCCTGATAGTCGAATCTTGCCACTTGTTTGTTATATTCATCTAGTGCATACATTGTTGCTGTGCCTTGATATTGTTTAAATATGGATTCTTGTGTTGTTATGTCACGTGTTGACATAAAAACAGCGGATTCATCATCATTCATGATGTTTAGCCACTTCCATATTACCCAGTAGTTGTTGAATCTATTGTCAACAGTAAAGTTTACTCTAACATTATCATATTCCGGACGGCTATGTGCACTGAACTTCACAGCTTGTCCGCCATATCGTATGTTCCCACTATCTACTCGCACAGATGGTAACAGAGCGCCATACACGCTGAATTGTAATGTATCAGGTAGCACGTGATCATCATCTCGGTTCTCTGATTGTGTGTATGCGATTTCCTTCATAGCCTCAGGTAGTGTGAGGATGAATACAAATTTATCCTTCTTGCTTTTGTTTAAAATTGATTGCTGTATAGTGTCATTCATACTGTTGTCCATCCTTGTTCTTGCATTTCTTCAAGCTCCGGGTTGTTTGCTTCGCTTGTATTATCGAAGTTCTCACTATCCATATATATGGGCAGTGCACTGTATTTATTTTGTTGTTTCTCGTTACTATAAAGTGAGAGTGTGTCACTGAACTGTCGATAACCAAAGTCCAAACGACCTAATTCTGCCGGCTTGTTATTTTTATCCACCTGTAAAATCTCAAAAAACTGTTCGGTTATTGATGTTTCAAGTATCATGAGTGACCAGATCAAACTCATGACTCTGTCATCATGCACATTTGTACCTTTAATCGCTTTCCATGTACCATTAGGATATCTTACGAATGTTTTCAACTCCTCTAATGTGTTAGTGTCTCGCAACACAACCGAATAAACTTCACTCAACCAATATTTCATGTTGACAACACCTTTATATTTGGTGTTTGTATGTGCTATTACTCCAGGACGTTCAATTGCTTGATTTTTACTTGGGGTATAATTGACTATATTCTCGTAACCATATACATTCTTTAATGTATCTACAACTTGTGCACCGCAATTGTTCCTCTCTATCAACGCGGGTGGAGACCCCCATTGTTGTAGTACCTCTAATAATTTTGTTGTGAAGTTGTACGGACTGATAGTATTGCTGTGATATACTGCTACCTGTTCAATCTCTGTCAAGTCTGTTATGTCAATTACCTGTATGACACTAGCAGCCTCACCTACACCTTCTGATATATCCACGCCAATTGCATAAGATCGTGTTTCATCAGGCAAGGACCATACTTTATATTTACCATCATCGAATAGATGCTCCGGATCTTGTATGGACAGTGAGCTCTTACGTATCAACTCCTCATCCAACACACTCTCACCAGTTTCTATGAACTGACATCCAAACTCCTGATCAAAAATGTCTGTACTTCCGAGTGACTGTACTGTGTCCTGTTTCCACTTCTCGTCCCTACCAGGAATTTCCCACCAGTCGATGCGACTCGCACACCAATTATTTTTTCCTCGGATTGCATTACTATATAGATCGTGAAACAAGTTACCTGTTCCATTTGGTGTACTAGCGATGAAGATCTTACTCTTCTTACTAGATGATATTATCGGATACACTGACTTCCAGAAACTCTCAACAAGATGATTGTCAATAAATGCTAGCTCATCTAGTACCAAACAATTACAACTATCACCTCGACCAGCATCACTACTGGTAGTGCTGATTCCGATACTACTACCGTTGGTTAATGTCATGCTTGTCTTACCGTACTCAACTACACCAGGTTTAATCCAGTTTGGTAGTTGTTCGTACGCCAGTCTGATTCGCTTGAAAATGTTTATTGCTGTCTGCTCTTTATTTGCTACAACAAGTATACGTTGATCCTCGAGGAAACAAGCTACCCATAAAGTGTATATGGTCATCATTGTCGTTTTACCTACCTGTCGAGAGGCTAACACAATGTTGAATCTGTTGTCTCGTAGTGCTCGTAATACCTTCTTCTGACATTTAAATAGTGTTATCTTCTCCCTACCGCGATCAAGATTTATGATTGTAAAGAAATTTTCAGCGAAATATAGTAAGTTTTTCTGGCACTTCTTAAGATCTCTGACCATAGTAGGTGTCCACTCAAACTCAGCCTTGCTCGTGGGTAGGTTTTGATTACCCATGTATACATGTTTTGGATCTACTTTCGGTTTTTTTGGTGTTGTGGTTTGTTTTGTTGACATGTTAACATAAATACTTATGTGAATGAGTCAAGAGATATCAAGAACATTGAGCAAGCGTACGACTTGTTAACAGAAAATGAAGATAACAAGGTCTGGAAATCCGGAGATTGTCCATCAGCACTCGGAGATTCTGAGCTTGCAGGTGATTTGAAACCAGAGGAGAACACTCCAGATGGTGTCGAAGATGTAGTGACTCCAGAGAATTCTGGTGAGGATAGTGACTATTACATGAAAAAAATAAGTGATAGATTAAAAGAAAACAAAGAAAAACACGGGAAAATTGCCAAGGAGCAAATAAATACTTCTACAATTATGAGCAACGAACCTACAAATATCTTTGACAAATTATACTCAACAATCATGGAAGGTGATGATCCTTTTGCCGATATAGGTGGAATGGGTGATGAAGACACAGGAGGCGATGAAGAGTTCGGTGATGACGAGCTTGAAATCGGCGGTGATGAAATTACAATTAGTCTTCCTCGTGACCTAGCAGAAAAGCTTCATGAAGCTTTGATGGATCAACTAGAAGATAGTGAAGATGAGCTTGGTGATGAACTAGAGGATAGTGAGAGTGATAATCCTTTTGGTAATGATGATGAGATGTTAGGTGATAGTGTTGTTAGTGAGCCAGATCCAAAGCCCCTAGGTGGACACGGTGATCGTCAACATCCTTACGCAGGTAACAAGAGTAATAAGGTTAAGAGCTCAAAAACAGGTAGTACTGACGGTGGAACTGCTGACGGTGGTACTGTAAAAGAAGATCCAGATCCAAAACCTTTAGGTGGACATGGTGATCGTACACATCCAGATGCAGGTAACACTGGATCCGGTAGCAACAAGATCAACAACCCTAAAAGTAAGGCGATCGGAGATTAATTTTCAATTTAACCCCCCAAATCACAAAAAGAGCCGTTCATTTGAACGGCTTTTTTTATAAATACTGTTGATGTCAGTTTATAGAGATAGATTTCACGTGATCCTTGAGTTTCAGGATTATCAGCAACGAAAGAGAGATAATGCGAAGAGTCCATGGCATCGTAAGGTGTCAAGAGGTGGTGGAGCGATGAATCAACATCAAGTTGCCAAGAGGTATCAGGGGCGACATACCGGTGGGGGTGAGTTCGCATTCGCTGGAGAATTGAATCACAAGATCGAGGCTCTCCGTAATGGTACATCTAAAATGAAAATGTTATCCGATGTTGATATAAAGCACATAATGAAGAATTATAAAATAAAGGAACTACCTAAAGATAAACCGAAGACATTATTCTCAGGTGTTGGTATAATTTGGGACCCTGTCAAAGATTGTTATATTCTCAAAAGATATGAGTGAGATTGATGATATATTCAAGCATAGTAATAGTTTGCGATTTTTAGACAAGCATGCTAATTGCAATGAGATAAACAATTACAAAGGGTGGTGGGTCGAGCAGATCTATCAATATGGTACAATAGTAGACTATTATGTTAATGGCACCACACTACAGAATGTTGATCCACTATACGGAGAGTCACCTGCTCAACAGTTTCAAGATCCAAAGAAATTGATATTTGCTATGACATTGAATGAAAATTCAGTTGTACTTCAAAAGTTTGGTCTTATGGCTGATGATGAACTGACTGGGTTTATACCCATCGAGAGTTACACATTAGCTATGAGCTCTGAGGATAATCCTAATCCAGAACCAAATGCTGGCGATGTTATAGAGCTCAGTGAATTCGGATCATCCAGACCAGGTGGGAGAGGTGCTAAAAAGTTCGAAATAACTGAAAGATTGGACCAAGATGTTGAACAACTCAATCCATTACTAGGTCATTATGTCTGGCTGATAAAAGGCAAGCGTTTCGACTATAGTTATGAGCTCGGTATTGATAAAGAACCTGGGTTGCAGCAACCAACTGATGATACTTACCACGGTGGATTGAGTGGTGATGAGCAGATGGAAGATGATAGTCTATATTTCAATGATATTGACCGGCAAGGCCGGAATATTTTTGATTATAGTGTATATGGGGACTATGACGATATATACGGTGGATATGATGATTAATCCGTTTGATCTATATATGCAGATGAATAATCCGGGACCGCTTCACCTATAACACTAGATATAAACTTTTCTGCTTCTGATACACTACTGAATGATAGTGTGACTCGATCACCAACGCTGGATGAGAAGATATAATTCACACCATCATCCACCTTTAATATCCGTATAAGTGTGTATTGTGTACCTGGAGTGAGTAACTGTCGCTGCTCAGCAAAACCGGCCGGTCCCCGGCTATTCGCACGAATTTGTTGACTGGTCATCCCGGGGCGAATCTGTTGCCCGGATTTAGATGCAGGTAATTGTAAATGTGTACCTACTATGTAGTGCATCTCTTCTCTTTACTTAGATCATCCTTGACTTCGAACAACATACTCTCTGTTCGTTCATCAATATACTTTTGTATTGCGATTGGTTTCACCCAATTAACACCCTTGCCTTTTATTCCTAGTTGATTTGCCTTCTGATCTATGATATCAACCGCCTCTATCATGGAGAACCATCTGCTGATTTCATACTCTGACATAACATGTTTGGCGCCTTTAGGTGTGGTCAATTCGACCTTTGTTTTTTTGTGTTTATCAATGTCTATCATGAAAGTAATTTCTTGTTATTTTTAATATGTATCCCATTAGTGTTGAGATCAGGACTTTATCCATTTGTGTTGTAATGTTGTATTGCTCCATGCTCATCGTTACAGAGTTGATACCACTACATAAAGTCTTGAGGTTCCGTTTTTCTGTCTTGGATATATTCTCATTGTTGTTACAGTAATTATATACTAGATCGTTCATGTTGCACAACAAATCAATATTTGTATAATCCTCACCAACAGTGCATGTGTATCCTTTTTTAAATGCCTGTTTGCTCTCGAAATCTCTATCATTGAAGAAATTGTTCATACACTCACACAGTTGATCGAACGTCATACGCTCAGTTGGTGGTTTATCACTTACGGTTGAGGCGGGTTTTGTCACCGGCATGTTTTGTATCTCGCTATCTTTACTTAACTTTTTTTGATTCATCTAATTTATCTTTGATATAATTAACAGATAGTTGATCTCTATCAAGTATACGAGCCTTTTGTGCAATTGATATATCAATGTATATAGAATTCTCTTTACCGCACTTATCACATGCAAATTCGTTTGATTCGTCTAATCTTATAGGTACAAAGTTCTCACTCTTACAGTGTGCACACACGACATCAATACCCTGTTGAGACAACATCTCAGCTTGGCGGGTTTGCTCTTGCTCTACTCGGATGGTTAGTATCATTTGTGATATACTGTTCCAAACATAGAATATAACAATTTGTACCAGGAATGTGCATATAATTGACTTGATTAGATGGTAATCAAAAATATAATTGAATAGTAATCCACCTATTGCCGCAACAACACTGGTTATCGCGATTGATGTTACTATACTTCTAATCATGCATGGTATTCAGTAGTACTGGTACCAACTCCAAGGTTGTCAATATCATCAACAACATCTTGTATCGCGGCGCCAATAGCAGATAATTTTTTATGTATACGCTGTACAGCTTTGTATGCCTTTTCATTATCTTTAATTATACTAAATTTTCCACTTTCTGCAACTTTATTCTTTATATCGACTGATTTAACATATAAATCCCCTAATTGATCACCAAGACCATCCTGCAACGGGTATGGTAATCGGTTGGGTGCCTTACCCATCTGATTCTCCCAATCTTTCGCCTGGCTTATTAGATCCATCAACGTTATCTTAGCCGGCTTCAATTGCATAGCTGATTGACCAGGACCCTTACCTACACCCATGAAGTTATTTGATCCAGCTTGAAGATCTTCGAATAATGTTTCTTTTTTGTTTTTTTCTTGTGACATGTTCAATAAATACTTATACAACTAGCATAAATAAACATAGATCATGAACGTATTTCAAAGAAAATTTTTCAGTATAATAGAGGAGGCTCCTGAAGATCTCCAGCCAGGTCCAATAACACCTTTACCGGAGGATCCAGAAGCAGAGGTTGCCGCGGCAGGTGCACAAATGGATGCCGGTAACGTTGATCAGCTGGCCATCCCGGACAATCCGGAGATTGCATTGAAACAACAACAGACGGCTAGGACCATACAGACATTAAACACATGGATAGGTGAAGTTGAAAATTTTATTGATTATCTCAACGGTACAGATCAAGGATCAATAAACTTTACAATTAATTCTGCAGATTGTGACAGTATACTCACAGATATACAACGTAGTGAGAGTAAAAAAATATCAAGGTTAGCACAAGATCTATCCGGGTTGAGTGAATCTCTCAAACAATATCTACTATTAGCAAGACGTAAGGAGTCTGGTTCAGAATCTATCTGACCTGTCGAAGTTTCACAATACCTTTAAGTCCGCAGTAAGTGTTTTCCAGCAAGAAATTGCTAGAGATCTCATCTATTTTAAAGTGTATGCACATGTCATTAATATCCTTAAACTTCATACCTATATCTTTAGGCCATATAAATACACAGTTATCTGATTTTAGTAACATCTCGCTTTTCATTCTACTAGCAGAGTCTAACCACTGACTATCCAGCACCCATACCTTTTGCATTAAAAACAGTCGATCGATCTGTGATTGTTGTGTTGTAGTGAATGTGTTCTTACTCTTCTCTTGTATACCAGCTACTGCAACAGAATTCCGGATGAAGAATGAATCTATCGGTCCTTCAGTTATAAATACATTATCAGTACCAGAATCAATTTGCTCATAATTAAACAGTGTCTTCTCACTATTTTGTTTAGATAAATATTTGGGTCTCTCGTCACTCGCTAGTATCGTTCGCGTCTGATAGAACAGAATGGACCTCGTTTTATCATAGAAGGGTATAACCAGTCTGTTTTTATGCACCGGGTCATTTAGTGAGACATATATTGATTTTGGTTTGTTAATTGCTGTATTTAACCGACGTTTAACGATAGTTTCTGCGGCTTGCCGGACGATACTCTCATTAACATAATATGACAATTGTGACTTGTCAAATAAATTTATACTATCCAGCGGTAAATCCGCTGTCTGTTGCTTCACTTTCTCTTCAACAGGTACTCCATATGTATAATCACACTTATCTATCTGTTTTATTAATTCATCATATGGTATTTTTTCAACCTCTAATATCCATTGCAATGGCTTACCATACCAACCACAATTATGACAACATATCACACCATCTTTAGGTATATAATATAATCTAGACTTTCTTCCCCAACTCTTACCTTCTCTACATATCGGACAACCTCCCATGTAAGTATTGGTTGATCGTACATGCTTGGGATAACCGGCATGTTGATAGAATTTTTGAATTATGAATTCTTCTGGTATAATCATACCAGTTTATTATAAACTATAAGATCAGGTTTGACAACTATCTTTTCACAGGGTCAATCTTTACGACCCCTTTTCGCACAAATCTACCGGAATCAGGACAATACCAATGTGCCTCGGTATAGATGTTACCTTCTGTCTCTCTAGTTCTAATCTGAGGTTTCATTGGACTACCACTAAATGGTGACTGTATTATGATTGGTTGTACAAATGGTATGTTGTTCATAACACTATTTATTCAAGGATAGACTATTTACAATGCTTTCAAGCTTATCATTTATATTACTATTCGTGAATATCTGTTTCCAGTCATCTATACGATTAACAATACTATTCATATTAAGTGACTCACACTTCGATCTAAAGGTATCAAAATCCGGTTGATGTTCTTGTAATTCATCATACTGTTTGATATACAGTTTTGTATCCTCTGGGTGCTTCAACTCTCCTTGCTTGAGATCAATCATCTCTAAATTCACAAAGTAATTTCTCAACCTCTCGTTTCCTACCTTTTCAATTAATAAATTGTCATTCGGACACTCTGTAATTAATTTTTTAGCTGTCTTAGGTCCACATTTATCTAGACCAGGTAAATTGTCGGATTTGTCACCAATCAATGATTTGTATCTCAAAAATTGATCAATTGATACATTTGTATGTTCCTCAAAGTTGTCTAGATTTATATGCTTATCCTTTATGGGACTATAAACATCAACATTTTCACTCACCAATTGTAGCATGTCTTGATCAACACTTACAATCACCTTACGGTCATCACCTTGCTTGCATAACCAAGCAATTACATCATCTGCTTCAAGTATTCCAGGGTACATATTTTTAATACCCAAACAGTTCAATAACTCTGTTGTTGATTCCTCGTAACTAAATACATGTTCATTCTTAACTACGTCTCTGTTACCCTTATATTCAACATTTTTAGCAAGTCTACGATAGTTTTTGACACCTCTTATGAGCCTCTTGTCCCAAATTGAATATATATTACAACAACTGAACATCGTTGCATACTTCCTTATACTACCCAGGAAGATGGATGCTGGATGTACGTTATTTCTCGTGTTCTCCGCGATCCACACCGCTCGGTGTAACAGATTGCTTGAGTCTATTAATATTGTCTTTGGCTTTTGATTCATTATATTGTGCACAGCAGATTTCAAATACATTATGAGGTAATTTCTCAATAACGTCAACTATTTTATTTTTTATACCGGTATCAAAGTCATCTCTAGACATTGATATAGATTCATTATGTGGTAACATCAAGAAATCATACTTTTCGTCTGATACATTCACACAAACAATGAAGTTACCCTTGTAGGTACCTTCTCTTACAGCAAATATTTTCCGTTTATGACTATTACTAGCCAGTAGCTTTGTTATTCTCTTGAGCATCTAACTCTTGTTTCATCTTTTTAATGCATCGTCTCAAGCTATCGATTGTATCAGGTAGTCTCAAGTTTAAATTTTTAATTTTATCGTCACTGAGTATACAATTCGAACGTTTCGCTTTGGTTGTCTTATATAGTTCCTCTAACTCGATATGCTGCCAGTTTTTATTACCCAATTCTGTTGTATTTAAAAGGTCACAAATAGCACTTGTTGTTACAGGACAAGGATTCACAACATTGTAAATACCATACTCATGAACTATTGTACCCTCGGTTATATCAGCAATAAAATACATTATAAATCCACAGAGATCTTCTATATTTGTGACAGAGTTTAAATGATCAATAACATTATCATATTTTATTAATTTTGTTAGTACGTTCCTCTCTGACCAAGACTCACAAAACGGCATGCGGATACGGAAAATATACACATCTTTATCCTTCATCATCATCTCACATGCATGCTTAGTCTTACTATACCAGCTACTGTCATTACTATGTAACCCAAAATTTGGTTCATCCTCTTCAGTGTAATCCTTTGCGTATCCGTCATAGATACATCCACTTGATATGTGTATCATTTTTACACCTGCATCCTTACACGTCTTCTGTATATTAACAGGTACAACAACATTATAATGCCAGGTATCACTGGTATTGTCTTCACAGGCGTCTACATTGGGTCTCCCAGTGTAACCGCATGTATTTATAATATACTCGATGTCGTTACCGGTTAAATATCTGAAGAGTGTACCTCTATCAGTATAGTCTAGTTCGGAACGTGATACATGTACGATTTCGTAACATGTAGATAAGTTTTTTGCCAGGGCAGTTCCTACATACCCTTTACCTAATATCAATATTTTCATTACTTAAAGTAGTGGTAGATTGTTTGGAGGATCTGAATATTTTTTAATAACCTTATGTAAGATGGTTCCTAATGAATCACTATCTTTTTGTGTTGCAGCATTTACAAGTGTGACAGGTTCACCGTCATCAGTATAACCGACCAAAATAAAGCAACTCAAGTGTTCCTCAATAATCGCATTGATGGAAGTGATCTGCTTTTGATTTATATTACGTTGCTTAAGATATTCGTCAAGATTAACTTTTATGGCATTATGTATTTTTTTCTTGTACTCGTCATCCTTACGATTAGTCTTTGATTTTGATGTCTTCTTCTTACGTGGACCGGTTGAACCAGGTTGCCGTTTTTTAGGTGACTTATCGTTTTCTTGTGTCATGTACATTTATTTATCTTTCTTATACAATAAAGAATCATCCGCCACAATACCTTTTCTCGACAGTAAGTTTATAATAACCTCCATACTACTAGTCATTAAAGTCAAATTTTTCTGAAACCGCATACCACCGTCGTTTATCTCAAATTCCGGAAGTTGACCTAGCTCATTTCTATTGACTATACATGTTATGTATACTGACTCAATGCTAGGATTGACAAGCACAGTCCACTTCCTTGGATCCTCCATGGCATACTTATTCATAATATCCCATACAATGTATCCTGAGTCCTTAAGTCTTTTCTTAAAGTATGATAATGTGTAAATTTTATTCTTCATTAATATGATTTATCCCACGTAACCAGAAGAAACAATGATTATATTACAACCCTTGACATTTATACGAAATAGAAACACGTTTAAATCCGGATTTACATGGATGCTCAGACTGTCAAATCTCAAAGTACTGATTATCCGGATTGTTTCGAAGTTCATCGCGAGATTCTTTGTGAGTGGAGCACCGGTGAATTGATCGGATATCTGCTGAGTGTAACTATCTACGTTATGTCTCTGTTTATCGGTTAGTGTAGCATCAACTGAATCACCATTGACATGGAAATATATTTTGTTAGTATCTGTCACGAATGTACTCGCTTTGATCAGCTGATTTATTATTGCTGGTTGTACATCAAATTTAAATGGAAAATCAATACCTTGTATTTTATTAATATCAACAGATGGTAGATCGATTATACCATCTTCAAGTAGGTGATATTTGAAACCAACATTTGCTGACTTGTACTCTAAGTTGTTATTGTTGTACAACAGTTCAATCTCTTCTGATTCAACACAACCTAACACCTTTATCAACTTATTGATGTCAGGTATGTTCAGGAATAACGTATCCGATACACTGTTTTGCTGTGGTAAGGAGCAATTCACAATCAATGTACCGTCACTACTCGAGCTAACGGCAGCTAGTTCTTGTTCTCTCACTTTCACGACTGTATTCTCAGTCAGTTTACCTATAGGTGAGAGGAAGTTATTTATAAATGTTGCTCTATCGCTTATTTTTAGTGTTGTCATTAAGCTTTATTGTAATGCTTTTTGTCTGCTTTGCAAGTTCTGCTGTTATTATGTCCAGAATTGTACTCATGTCCTTGAACGTACCAGATATCTTACTTGTTGTTATGTTGTAGCTAATACCACGCTTAAATTTGACGATGCTCCGATACGTCTCAACAATTTTTTCTAGTTCGATCACTCGTCGCTCTAGATTATTCTCAGTATCAACATGTTGTTGTGTTATGACTGGTAGGGGTTGTTGGACTGGTTGAGCCTGTTGAACATGCTGTTGTGGTTCAGTTGGTATTGATATCGGTTGATGTGCTGGTAGAGGTGTTGTTTGACCGACTGCACTATTAGTGTAATTCTTTAGTGCTGTTTTTGGGTCAATTTTTTTTGCCTTTATATTCACACTCTCACTACCAACATTATTTTTATCAATCTCACTCAGAGAACCAGCGACCTGACCAAACAAACTAGCAACCGCCAATACATCATCTCTACCCATCGGGGATTCATTCTCATGATCCCTATAATTGTATGGATTTGACTGTTCTTCAGTATTAGACATCATCTAAACCAGCTAACAACTCCTTGACCTTATCGTCTTCAAGTGGGTCATCATCATTAGATGATTTTGACGATTTATCACCAAAATCCATAGGAACCTCTTCCTCTGTATCAGTATCCTCTCTGACACTCGACGGGACTGTGACTGTTGGAGAATCTTCCACTGCACTAGGATCCTTACAATGAAAATGTTCATCTAACATCTGCTTCAACTCTTCATATGTTTTTGATCTGAACGTATCATCAAGCGTGTGGCAGCTATCATACACATCTTTAATTCTCGAGTCAGTCATGCCAGGTATTTCCGCAGGCATCAAGAATTTACTTGATACATATGTAGGATAATCACCCTGCTTCTCACACCTCACTCTGAATGTACAACCACTGCTAGATAGATCAAAAATTTTCTCACCGAACTGATCTGAATCCTCACCAGTAATACCCTCCATGATGATCTTATGTAATTGTTTACCAAAGCGCAAAATTTTCACTGTATCATTGTTCTCAGGATCATCAGGATCATTCACAACATACGCATTAACTAGCCAATTCTCTCTCCGGAAGATTGAATCCGACTTAGCCTTTTCTTCCGGAGAACCACCTCTATAAACTTTGAGCCTGTATTCAGAAATTGGATCTCTATCACCCCAAGTCATAGGACTCAATGCTGAGACATACTGACCAGTACTGAAACTAGTCCAACCATGACTAAAGTAATGATAAAAGGTCTTACTTGGATCTTCAACGTTAGGTAATAATCTTACCTCATATGAATTACCTGGTTTGGTTCTCATTATATCTGCAGTCTTATTACTACTACCTTCTTTTGTTAGAGCATCTTTGATACTCGCGAACATGGATTTTGTGAATGTACTCATTTTAATTTATTTTATATTATATTTGTCTCTTTAGCAACTTGTTTTTTTAATCGTTTTATAGAATTCGTCGTGTGTTAGTTTTTCTGTTTTTTGTTTGTTGATTCTGTAGCATGCGAATGCTTTCATAGTGCTGTAAAATTGCAAGTCGTATGCAACATGTTGTTCAGGGTATAAGTCATAAGGTGCGTTGAACCAATCATCAATATTAATATTATCGTATCTCTTAAGTATAGATGCAACTTTTTTTACATAATTGTATTCAATCTTATCCTCAAAACCATCCCACTTTTTACGCAGCTTAAATGGTTTGTTTGTTTTTGATCTCGTAGTCGCTAACCAACAGTTATATATTCTCTTCTCTAATTCTGTCATTTAACATTTAGAGTCGGATTTTGTATCAAGAAATTGCGAATATATTTTGAGCGATGTAAGGTCGGGTCATGATCAAGAAAACACTTCAGCACATCATAATCAGTCTCCACATCGACGAGCATCTTGAATATATCTCTCAACTCCGGTTCTCTCAACAGACACAAAAATATGTTAGGTAGGTTTAACTTCTTATTTTTAACAATACATACATACGAGCAAAAGCTTAAGAACAAATGTACATACTCATTTTCATACGCTACCTCAACAGGATCTGTTTGAGAGATTGAACCTTTAATATAAGATGCCATTATACTGGTTGTAACATTTTTGTTACTGTTAAAATATTATCTGTTATTTGCCCTCCGGATGAATGTACATGACCTCCACCTTCTGCAATGTTTTGAGCCAGCTTACCTAAATCCAGGTCTGGAATTTTTTCTTTATTCTTTCTGAAGCTAACCCTTTTTGTTCTCAAATTCATCACCAAACAAATCTCACAATCATAGCTGTTGATTACATGGTGTGCTACCTCGTTCAGACTCTTGTCTGCCATCGTGGCATATATTTTATACATTCTACCATTTATAGGTATCTCTCCACTGTATATCTCAAGCTCCGACAATATGCGATTGACCTGTTTGTTGTTCAAGTGTATCATGTTCAAGTGTGATTCGTTAAATCCCTTGAATCCGTCACCAAAATCTCGTTGAAATTGTTCTGCTCTATCTCCAACATAATTCCACACAATCACATTCAGACTATACGAGTCTTTTAATTTCAACTCATAACTATCATAATCATCTGCTAGTAGAACTAATAATCGTTGAGTATCATCTAAAACTTTATCTGGATACTTCTTGACCATGAGGTGATATATCAGCTTACAACAACTACTATAGTCCTTCAATATCACACTTGCATTTTTATACTTATCCTTGTTAGCCACATGTGTGTCATGGTGATCTATTATAGTGAAATTATGATGATCAACAAGGTCAATATTAGATTGTGACACATCAAGATCAAAGATGTAAATCTTATCAAACGTCTCTGGTCGATTTCTCTGACACCATCGGGTAAATGTTTTTCTGAAGTTGGATTGAGAACATATCTGGTGATCCATCTTTGTGTTTGTAAACCATCGGAAAACAGACATACAGCTAAGTCCATCCAGGTCGCAATCAGTAAATACAGCTATCTTTTTCACTATTTAATTTATTTATTAACAGTAAAAAAACAATCAACTGTTATTGAGTAGATCCAGGCTGTTTATCGTGTCTGTCATGTCGATATTTTGTACCTGTTCACTAGCTTCCTTTAGTGTCAATGTATCGTAATCAATCTCCATTATGACACTACCGTAATTCTCACCAAATCTATTCTTCATGACTCCTAATTTTAGTACACCAGCTTCAATATCTTCTTCCTCTCTCCATATACTAAAGATTGCATCTGCTGTTGCTGCTAAACCATAACTCTCTCCAACGGTATCCAACCCTGGATTGACCTCACTATAACCAGAGCGATTCAATTGTGTTGCTGTTATGACGGGACACTCAAACACATAACTTAAAGCTCGCAGTTCTTCAGTAGCATATTTTATCCGCTCATAGCTGTTTGTACCTAGGTCACTTTTAAGTAAATTTACGTAATCTACCACAATAGCATCTAACTTCACACCTCGGTCAGTTAATTTTTTTATATATCCCTTGAGATGCTTGCATGTTACTGTACTCGGAGGAAACTCCTTTACGATGACTTTGGATTTACTGTTACGTTGTTTGTATTGTTTTACCGCTGACTCGATATCATCTGTACGGGAGTGTAAATCTCTTATTGGTATCTGTGTCAAATTAGTAGTAATTCTTTTAGCGTAAACCAGCTCACTCATCTCCAAGCTTATCAACAGTACTGTTTTCCCTTGATCGGCAATATTTTTCGCGATGTTACCAAGAAATATACTCTTACCGATATTTGTCTCACCAGCGAAAACATATATTGCTCGACCTTGTTCCAAGAAACCACCATCCATTTTTCTATCCAACCACGGCCATCCGCATGAGATTGTACTATCGATCGTCTTCAAGTCGTTTATGTGTCTATCTATCTCATCAATATAATCTAAACCTAAATCAGCGGCTAATGTCACACTACAAGCTTTCTCAAATTTATGTAGTATCTCACCAGTGTTCATCTCATCACCTGTTTGATCTGCGACCTCTAATAGTGTATGGTACACAGACTTTTCTTTTAAAAATTTCTCTGTGTTTTCATACAATTCAGTCTTATTAAAGTTCTTATCAATCTCATCAAACATACTAACAACAGATTTGAAACTCATCTTGAGTTTATCATCGATAAGATAGCTCTTGATCTCAGTCAGTGTCGGAGCAACACTTCTGCGATTATAAAACTCTGTTATTATCTTAACAATATTAGCTATATTTTTATTCTCGAAGAATCTTTCATCAAGATGGTCAATTATACTCGCGAGATATGGTTCATCCAACAACATGTTGTATGCGATGATCGTTTCATAGAACTCACTATCTAATTGATTAACTGACATCTGAATAATTACGTATAAATGTTTGTTGTGATCTTTGGAATGATTCGTCGTTGATGTCTCTCAGTCCGGGGCTGCTGTGAGTCACATTGATTGGATATGTTCCCATCTTGAGCTTAACTTTGTTCGCATCTAAACAACTAGCTATATCATAATGATGATATTTATAATCTTCGTTAAATCTCCATCCAATCTCCAATACTCTCGCCAAGTTGACTGCAAGAAACAATCCGTCCAATACTAAACATCTTGCTGGCCATGGTCCGAAACTAGTTATATTCAATTGCTTATCACCTACAGGGTGTGACACGGCACCGCTCCATGATTCCCGGGGCGACATTTGATGCCATAACGCCGGGTTTCCTATCTTCATCTTACTAGCACCAGCTAGACCTACAATATCATACTTTAATGACTCCATCGCTACATACAATTTACCTCTTAGCTTGACATCATCAATGAACACATCATCATGTACAAATAACACAATGTCATGCTTTATGAGATTTTCCGGCTTTAGCTGTCTGTTGTAAGTTTCTGACAATCCTGCCTTGTTGTTTGCGTTTATTATTAATGATATGTCATCTCGTATTGCATCTAGTGATTGGACTAGCTGTGACTTTTTACCGTCATCTTTCGAGCATGTTACAATTAAAATTTTCTTGTTCTTATTCATAAAAAAAATGGACTACTTGATTCGAACTCTCCACACTCTGTTAACCCTTCACATGTCACGCAGTACACTACACCTTCCTTCAGAGGTTCTTCACAAATACCAGCGATAGGCACACTACTAAAATCACCAGATTCAATGTTTCCAAATAACGTGCAACCGTTGCGAACGATAAATGTATCACCTGTTAGTTTACTGTACACCCACAAACCAAATGTACCCTTCAGCATGCTGCATGTTTTCTCAACTGTCAACACATCCTCAGTTTTTCCGGTATCATTTTGATAGCTCAATATGATATCTTCATCAAACTCAACATTGACGGATAATAATCCTGGTATGATCTCACTATCAACACAATCGTCCCTCCACCACGCGTCTAGTAGATCCTCTCCAAGCTGCTTATGGTTGCTCAGTACACCGTTATGTGCTACTTGATAATGTATACTATCAAATGGATGTGTTGTCTCCGGACTAAATTCACGGTTAATACTTGTTGGTGCTTGTGTGTGACCCAGGTATTGATCGTAATCATTCTTAAAAGAATAATGACTAGTGAGATCAACTATACCTTGCTTCTTTCTCAACCAGGTATTTTTCGCCATACCTGGGGATGCATTTTTAGTTATATACATCGTACCAACCGCAAAGTCACCACGCTTCCGGTTTGCTTCGTACAGCTGTTCGAACCGCCGGAAGTTGAAACTACCAAATATACCACACATATACTATAGTGCTGATATTGGTTGCTGACCACTCCATGGTATGTCTGTTCTCTGATAATCCAATGGATCTATATAGCCAGCAGACATGAATCCAGCGATACGAGAACTACAAGCCGTACAATAACCACATGGTCGTTCGCCACCTCTGTAACACGTCCATGTTTTAGAGACATCAACTCCAAGTGACACAGCCTTGTGTATAATTTGCTCTTTAGATAGCTCAATCAAAGGACACTCCACCTTGACTCGATCTCGGCGATTCAAGGACAGTAGATTGTTTATATACTCTAAGAACTCTACACTACCATCCCAGAAACCAGCCTGGCTATCAACAAGAGCAGCTCCGTGAAACACAGTTTCAGCTTGAAGACTTTCAGCATATGCAGCACATATACTCAACATCATCATGTTGCGGTTTGGGACATAATTAACTGTCTGAGGATCACCCACAACATCACGTGCATCAGCAACATCTATATCGCTATTTGTCAATGAGCTCGTGTTTGCAATTTCCTTGAAGAAGGTGATATCTAGAACTTTCCAACTCTCCACACCCACTTTATTCACATGATGTTGTGCACACGCTAATTCACTGTCCATGTGTCGTTGACCGTAATTGAAACTAACTGCATGTATTTGCATGTTTCTTGCTTTGGCCATGTATAAGATGGTTGTTGAGTCTAAACCTCCACTGATCGGTACAATACACTTTTCCATATAACACATATTATACTATATAAAATAGAAATGTCCAACATAAATAAATGTATGTACAGAAAAAAATACAATACAAGTGATAATGATCTGATCTGGGAGAGCCTTCAAAACAGAGTTGATCATAAAATCAAGTATAAGATGGAGGACTTACTGGAAGCGGATCTCAAGTATATAGAGCAATTTTTAATGAACGAAGGATTGATGGATGGTGTCAAGGGTGCATTTGGTAAAGTTAAAAATTTCGCGGCTCAGAAACTACTCAAACCAGTGATCGATATGTTGGTTGGTGCACTTGCGAAGGATCCGGCTGCAGCACAAAAAGTTGCAGGTGCTGTGGATCAGGGACCAGAGGCGATTGCTGCACTAGCTCAAACTGAAGGTGATCCGAGTGTACAACAACAAATCCAATCAACACCAACAGGTACGGAAGCCGGAACTGCGGCAGAGGCATATACATATCAATTCCAAATGAATGACATGATTTGTGAAGCTCTTGTTGATACAGGTTTGATTACATCACAACACTCACAAGTGATACAAGAGAGATACTATACTAACACAATAAATACACTTTTTAGTGAAGCGAACCAGCCAGACGAATGTCCATGGATGCCAGTGTCAGATTCCATCAATGAGAATAAAACAATAGCAAAGCAAATAGATCAGCTTGCTAAAAGTGCTCCAGGTGGTAGCAAGGGAGAAGTGTTTCCACAACTATACAAGATAAACAAAAGGTTTCAGAATTTTGTAAAAGCACAATCACAGGCCACACAATCACAAGCCACACCTGCACCAGAAGCACCTGCACCAGAAGCACCTGCACCAGAAGCACCTGCACCAGAAGCACCTGCACCAGAAGCACCTGCATCGGATGTTCCAACAACGAGTGGACCACCACAAGCTACACCGGATGCAGATGTTACACCAATTGACCCGAACGCTATTCAAGGAGGTCAAGGTGTATTAGGGAAAATATGGAGCTTTTTGAAAAATAACAAAGGCATTTTAACAGGCGCAGTTGCTATTGGTGTCTTAGGTTTGATGATGACCAACCCAGCAACTGCAGCTATCGCATTACCAGCATTAAAAACTGGCATAGCCGGTGCCGGGATTGGTTTTGTCAAGGGTGCCGCAACTACACAAGGTGGAATCGGAGACAGAGTCATGGGTGGCTTGAACCAAGCTGGTAAAACCGGTGCGATGGCCGCTGGAGCAGGGGCATTAGCTGGAGGTGCCGAGGCAATGATGGGTGGCGGTGAAGCTGCTGTCACTAACCCTGAGGTTGATCCACAAAGCGTACCACCACAAGATTCAAACGCAACTACCGCGCCAGTGACCGCTCCTCCGGAAGTCGCTCCAGAAACTCCGGATGATACAGTTACTGCAACACCACCCGAACAAGAGTTACCATACAACCCAGATCAAGAGGAGACAATGTTTCAGAGAAGTGGTGCGGACGAGTATCATAGAGATGAATTTGAGAAATCCTTATCACCTCGCGACAAAATGCAGATGAGACCCGGTAGTCGTGGCTATGAACAAGCTTTTAGACGGTATTTAAGTAGTGCTGAAACACCAATTTAATCCACACTATAGCTATATTGCGCCTTGAGCTTTTTTTCTAACTCCGGAAGTATATACTCTTCCCATAGTGATTCATCACTCTTCCAGTTCTTGTAATACCCTAACTTTTTACCAGGTGCACCTTCTTTTGATTCTGGCATGGTGAATGTACTACCAGTCTGAATTATCACTCCATGATTTACAGCCATCTCCTTAAGTCCGCTGTATTTATCAAGACCTTTACGGAAGTTTAGATACGCCTCACATTCTAGGAATGGCGGTACAAATCGATTCTTGACCGTCAGTGCACGTAATGTTGTTCCACTAACTTTATTGGCTTCTGGTAGCAATTCATCCGAATCACCTCTGTTAGCATCATGCTTTTCATCACGCTTAGCGAGTTGTACAAGTACACTTGCGAGATACACTGGACCTTTACCGCCACTCTGTGCCTTGACGAGCGTAGGGAACATGGCGCTTGGGTCATCATATGTATGATTACTAAATAATATAGTGACACCAGCTTGAGCTGCTTTGAATGTTAGTAATCTCATCATACTCTTGAGACCTTTGGCTCTTGTTCCCATGTCCATTGCTGTTTTGCCTTTCTCGGCATCATCAATCTCTTTTTGACTTGCAAGGTTCCCGAGACTGTCAATACTGATGATGAATTTATCTCTCATCTTAGTATCGATCACACCGTCCAAGAAAGCAGATATTTGATTCCTACAATCCTCTACTGTCTGAACAGGCACATATTTGACTTGTTCGTTATCTAAACCCACACCTACTGTACTACTAGCATCAACAGCAGCTTCAGTATCAAATATCACGGGTATCATACCCTTCTTCTGACCATTAGCTAGTATCTTGTTTATAATGTATGTTTTTCCCGCGGCACTAGGTCCACTGAAACCTGTGATACGACCCATAGGTACACCTCCATACAAACTACCGGAAATGATAGCATTCAACACCATACATCCTGTGTCAACATAATCACTTACTGTGCTTAGTGCACTTTCAGATAGAAATTTCGCTTCTGGATTTAGTTTCTCGAGCTTTTCGAAAACTTTGAGAACATCTTTATCAATCTTCGTCATCAAATAACTTTACAACTTCTGGTTCAACCGGAGCCGGGGCTGGTTGCTTCTGTGCAACAGCAACTGGCTTTGTGAATATGTTTTCATATTGGGTTTTAATGTTATCATCAAGTACTAAGTTATTACTTGTGACTATGTTATTCTTGTTGAAGTCCCAAACAACACCCGCTTCTCGCGCTTCTGCTGAAATGAACTCCCTGAATACAAATGGTAGTAGTTGAACAGAAATTTGACCGTTCTCTTGACTGACTTGCACGTTAACTACTGCAGGTTCTTTGATACTCCATATACTAGTGTCCTTAGACTTTACTTTTTGACCGACGATTACACGACCTACATTATCTACGAATGTTATTATTTTGTCCATATTGTTATGATATACTATTTTGTTACTGAAATCTACTGTTAAACGCCTAATAGATCGAATAAATCTGTCTGTACCTGTGCACTCGGTTTGTTTAGCTTCCATTTCACTGATTCATAGAACCTCTCGATGATACTGTATATGATTTTTTCAAACATCTTTTCTTTGTCCGGTTCAAATATCTTCTTGAATTCATCTGGATAATAATATTTGTATGCGACTGCTTTTATACCGTACTTGTTTGGTTGATTTACATAAAAGTATCTAACTTTATCACCGGTGTCAATTGCTTCATATAAACCTGATAACCCTATCTTCTCTAGTAACATATTGTAGTGATATGCAGCCTTTACATGTGCTGGCATGCCCTTTGCAGTAACAAACCCGTTACATCGAGTTGCATATTTATCATAATCTGATATACCCATCACAAAAGAATAATCCTCTATAGGTAATGATTTGAATGTGTCATATGCTTTCAAAAATACATCATTGGTCTCTGATCTACTCTCTGTTGACATCATTGTCTCGATTATCTTCTTGATATACGGTTTAACAGGCGCAGGAATCGTGCTCCTGACAACTTCTACTCCTGTATACTTGTATTTATTTACAGGAATACCCTCATCATCTAAAACATGTAGCACGTAGCGTTTTTTCTGTAGAAACACACCGACATCACTCATACATTCACGCTTGAACACAAATCTACTATCCTTACTATTCAAAGCAGTGGCACTCCATTTGGTTATCTCTTCATTTAAGTGATCCTCAACTGATTGTGCTTGTTCATATGCAGATTTCGCAATAATACCATCAGTACTAAAGTCATCTCCTATCTTGTCCATTATTCTATCAATAGAAATGTAACTACTGTCTGTATCATTGTATATAACTGGGTCAGCTCCAGGTGAACCGTGAATATTAACGTAATCCCGTAAGATATCGTTAGATTTTTTGATAACAGCTTGACCTGTCAACGTGATACTACGTGCTATATCAGGATCACCAATCGGAGCATGTTTGTTACCAAAATAACCGTAAACAGTATTGATCAAGATCTTTAATGTGAACTGTTTTATGTCTAATTGATCAGCCTGCCGCTGTATGGCGGATCGATCCGGATCTTCTGAGCTCATTTTTGATAATTGTATCAACAGTTTCTTGAGTGTCTTCTTCACTTCAACGCGTTGTTGATAGATACCATCGACGATCTCAGGCATGATACCTTTTTTCTTTTGTGTGAATAATATTTTAGCTTTGGATATGGCGATATCTTCCTTTCTCACAAAATCCATAAATCCTTGATGTGTTAATTTAAAATCCTTCCCGGTGACATGCTTAAGATAAACAAACTCGTCATCCTTGTGAGTTATTCTACCGACTTTTGTCTCTGGACTTAAATTGAGACTTATCATCGTGTTAGGATACAAGCTGTTCGCATCAAAACTTATAACTGCATGTTGAAAACCACGTTGAGGTTCACCCACATATGCTCCTTCATACTTAGCTGCATTGGAATTGTCCTTTATGAAGGTTGGTACAACAAGGTCCTTACTCCGAGCCTTGATAACAGTGGCACCGGTTATCACACTCAAAGTACCCATGGCACTTTCAATTGTGGTTAAACCTGTATATGCTAACATGCGAAGCAATTCAAGGTAGCGTAATTTATCCTCCAGCTCAACAAGTAGATTTACATCCTGTATGTTATACTCAACAAAGGTCTGCCAATCCTCATCAGCTAATGAGCTTAAATTTGTGTTACCATAATCAACCTTCCGGGAACCTAACTCTAGTTCTGCTATTGCATCTAACTTGTAACTTTCTCTCAACCCAATACTAAATTTCTTGTAAATATCCAGGTAATCAACGCACGACACACCACTTATATACCACCGTTGCTGTTCCTTACCGAAGGCTCCAGTCATCATTCTACTGTATATATTCTCCACTGGACTCAATTTCTTGATACTATCCTCACCTAAAATGCGTACACATCGATTAACAATATAAGGTATATCAAAACCCTCACTGTTCCATCCGGATATAATATCTGGTTGTGATCTACACACATAATTCAGATAACACTCCAGCAGTTGTTGCTCCGTTTGACAAAACACATAATCACAATCCTTAATATTCTTTTCCAATCGACTGGTACCCCAAGTGTAGAAGCGCTTATCTATAGAATCATACACAGTTATGATGTTTATCGGTTGTGCAGCTTCATCAGGTGTTGGAAAAACATCCGGACAATAAACCTCAATATCTATATAATGTATTTTGAGTGGATGTTGTGTGAATTCTAATTCCTCATTTTTCTTCCAGAATGTATCTATCAGAAACTGTTGTTCTGGTCGGATGTTCTCAAAAACTCTGTTGGTTCCACATTCCTTTATATAATTGTTTCTATGTCTCGTATCTTTGAATAATTTCTTACGTAGTGGTGTTTCGAATATACTCTGAGCGTCACTTTTGAGTGTTGTCTCTGTATAGATGTACGGGTTGTAACTCATATCGACCGCGATACGTGTTCCATTATCATCCCAAGTAAATAGGGTTACTGTTTCATCTCTAGGATTGTAGCAAACGTTTCTGTACATAGCTATATTATACTTGTTATTGTCATTTTAGTCAACTAAATACTTGACATATGAGTGTAGATACCAATAAAGTTGCAAAAGTTATTATGTTATGGAGAGACAAGTGCTTAATGCTCGAACGTATCAACGGTGATGGCTGGGAATTACCGGGTGGACACTTGAATGTCGGTGAAAATTTCACACAAGGTGCGAAGCGAGAGGTTTTTGAAGAAACTGGTATCAAAATCGCAAAACTCAAGACATTAATAAGACAAAATGATTTTGAGTTGTTTGTAGCTACACCCAAGATACTCAAGGTGAATCTGTCTAATGAACATAAAAATTACAAGTGGGTAAACAAGAAACAATTTTTAAAACTTAAACACTCTAAAGGTACAAAAATTAACATAGTTGCTATACTAGCAACCATTTAGCTTGTTCAATTGCACACGGTCCTTATGACCATACGGTAATGTGTATAACTCTACATATTTTTGTAGATTATCTGGATGTTCTAACCATCTGAGTTCTGCTTCCATCCGACCGCGACGCACTGCTTTCATGTACATCGATTTATCTTTCATCAGATTGTCTATCTGATCAACCATCTCATCACCTGTATTGAATTTATAGTGTGCATTTTCATATGTGCACATATCCTGACAAATTGCTGGTACACCCAACGCACAACCCTCAACAAACTTTAGATCACTCTTGGATCTATTGAATATATTATCGATTAACGGTGCTACCATCACATTAGGGCGAATCTTCTTAACTAATCTCGGATAATCATACAGTGACGTCCATGGATAAAACTCTATCTTGCCCTGCTGTACCAGTGATCTCAAACCAACTGGGAATGCACCAATGAACACCCATTGATATTTGTTGATTGTCTTTTTGACTGTTTCAACCACATGATAAAAATCATCACGTTGACCAGCTAAATTGTCAACATCAAAGTGTGCGCCACTACCTGCATACAATACCCGAGGTTTTTTCTTTCTTTTACTGAAATTTTTCTCAGTCATTTGTTCATCATATTGATCCAACCAATATCTAGGTGGATAATTAGGTATTATACTAACATTCTTGTTACCAGTTTTGTCGATATAATACTGCTTCATATAATCACACGTGACAGTGATCTCATCACACATCTGCATCATACTAGTGGTGGCCTTTCTTATATCATCATCAACAAACGCACCTTTGAATTTGTTGTAATCTGGAATGTCTTCATGAAACACAATATCATCAATCTCGTACACAACATTGAAGTTCATCTTGTCACCCAACTGCTTGAGATACTTGACAAACTTCATTTGACTGGGTGTTGCTTGGCGCTGTATACGTACACACTTGACGTTAGTATAATATTTCTCATCAGTCACCATCACCGTACTACCATGAATGACCGCCTTCTGATATGCATTCAATGTGTGCTCTGGCCACAACATCCGCCAAAATCCACAACCACTAAAATCAGCATAGTAATTCAAACCTCGAGGCATCTGAGTTTCTCGCGGTCTAGTTTGGGGTGTTATACGATTACTCTGAGGTCTTTTACCTATCGGAGAGGTTGGTTGATTTTGTTTGGATCCTATCACTGTACCTTGCACAGTGTTCAGACCTATAACAGATGCATTTGGTATTTGTGTTCGCATATTTTTATTTAAGTTCACTTTCTGGTGTTTCAACTCGTGTCGTCACACCGTTTTGCTTCTCAAGAAATATAACCTCACCGGTGGCCAGCTTGGTACTTTCTTTACGGTGACTTATCACCATGATACATTCATTGAATGAATCTATTCGCTCCTTTAAAATCTCAATAACGAGCTCTACACCTCGTTCATCTAAACTACTATCAAACAACTCATCATACATGCTGAAATTGAACGCAACATCACCTTGCAATCTTCTTATGTCCATAAACGCGAACAAGCAAGCCAGGTCGATATTTTTTCTTTCAGCTCCACTGAAGTTGAAGTACGAGCAAGGTTTGCCTTTTTCATCAACAATTTCATCCTCAAAATATTCATTGAACACACAAATACAGTTACTGTCCATCCTCTTGAGATAATACGCCAACTTGGAATTGAACAGTTGTAGTATTTTCTTGACGATATACGACTTGACACCCTCCTCACTGACAATAAACTTAATTATCTCTAGCTTTGCTAGTTCTGTTTTTATTCGATCTATATCAACTTGTGTCTTATCAAGCCGGTCAGATGTGTCACTCAACATTTTATCATAGCTCACGCTATTTTTATCAACTGACTTGATATCATCATCAATATCACTCATCTGAGATTGTAGATTGCTAAGTTGATCTCTCAAATTCTTATGTTTGTGTCTCTCGATCTGAGCTTGTTGTAATTTGCTTGTTAACTCTCTTCTCCCGGTCGTTAACTTTGACTTCAACTCAACTGATTCTTTAAGTTCAGCGGCCACCTTCTCTCTAGCTTCTTGATATGTTGCTATTTGATCTGTTATACGTTCTTTTTCCTCCCTTATTAAATGTTTATGTTCAGTATCAAGTTTATGTAAGCATGTCGGGCATGTTGTGTGTTCATCACTTATTTTTGATCGTTTGGTTTTGTTAACCTCAACCATCGCAGATAGTTTACTCTCTGTACCTATCAATTCTTGCATCTTTGCTTCTGCTTTAGGTATGATACTGTCTATCTTGTTGATCTTCTCGGTTATATCATCTGTGTTTATTGGCGATACATCATCAATTTCCAATTCTATTGATTTTATATCCTTTTCACAATTCGCTTTCCGGAGAACCAGTTTTTGTTTGTTACGAATGATGTCTTGCTCGGCATCTGACTGTTGCTTCTGCTGATTGCTCAGTGTGTTTGATATTTCTTCATATCTAGCACACTCAATATCTAAATCCTTGTTAACCTTGTTGTACTCTGCCCTTACATCTGTCAACATGTTGCTGAATACCTGTAAGTTGAAGATACCTTCGATAAACTTCCGTTTCTCAAGCTTTTTCTTGGCCATAAACGGTACAGTGTTGTTTATAGTCATGATCACACAGTTCTGAAACACTTCAGGTGTAGTGTTTAACAACTCCTGTACATATTGAGTGGTATTCTGTATGGTGTCACGAGTTATATCCTCACCATCCTTATACAAATTACACTTAGTGGGGCTCAATCTGCGTGATATCTTATATTCGCTAATAACACCATCTGTGTTTATATTGAAATCTAGCTCAATTGAACAATTTCGTTGAGTTATGTTATTGACAATGTGATCTTTCTTCAACTCTCTAAGTGTGCTACCGAAAATAGCAAAATACACACTGTCAGCAACAGTACTCTTACCAACACCATTTCTTCTGTCGAGCTTATCTTTGTTGTTACCTGTTATGATGTTCAAACCCTTGTTGAACTCTATCACAACAGGTGACTCACCAACACTCAAAAAGTTTTTTATCTCAACTCGCTTAAAATCAACATATTTCATCTATTTCTTTTGTATAAATCCACTGTGTATTCAATTATTTGCTGCTTATTAGGCACATCTTCTAGCAAATTGACGAATTCCTCAATCGCGATTGGTATATCAACTCCGGACAAGTCGTGATCATCACTATCTTCCAGGCCAAATTTATTAAAGTTGATATCATAATCGACGGTTATGCTCATCGCGTTGAGTTGTATAAATTTTTTGAGAAGTACATCCATATCATCTGGAGCCACCGGGAGATCCACAATCAACTTGACAATATTATTATTGAAAATCTGAATCACTTCAGATGATAAGGATTCATGTTGAACTATTTGAGATAGTTTTATTTTTTGGTGTGTTGGTGATATGTTATTCTCATGAAAATCATACTCTCCAGTCATCATATCTAAAATATAATAACCTTTACTACTGTACACATCACCAAAATCCATCTGGTATGGATTACCGACATATAATATAGTTCCATTCTTATACTTACGCTCTTCTCTCAAGTGAAAATGCCCTGTTATCACTAATGGAGCGCGCTTTAAAAGTGTATCACTTTTTATTCCTTCCTCACACACCTTGTGTTGATTGAATTTGAATGATTGTATCTCAAAATGACCGAATATGATGTCACATGGATCTATTTGTTTGACTGTCGTACCCCATGGACAAATCATTATCTTTCGTGTTTTATACTCGTATAATGTTGGCGTTTCAACAACTGTTATATTATCCCATCCACTCAGTATACTTAGAGAGTTTATATCTGATTTGTCTTTGTAAAATGCATCATGATTTCCTACAAGTAACACTATATTAAACTGCTTCCATATTCTCAATATTTCCGTGACAACATGGATTGTGTTAACCGCTATCTCATCTCTGTAATGAAACAAATCTCCTGGTATGATGATATCCTGTACACCCTTTTCCTTCAGCTCATCCCGTAACCACCGAGCCCATTCTATAGAGATATCATGCCACATTGCTGAATTTTGATGTACACCAACATGTATATCAGAAACGCAACAAACCTTACGGTTCCTTAAATTAAGAACCATTCTCTATACTATCACTAGATTGAGTCTGATTGCCTATTTGATACTCACTGGCAAGCTCCTCATATACCATCTCTTGATAATCACTCACAACCTGTCTCTGTTTCTTTTCTTTTTTGATTCTGTTGATAAAAGCATGAAAAGCAATTGTTGTGAAGTAAGAGAATGGATTGTTACCGGTCTCGAGATTGAACTTCTTACTCTGTAGAGCTGAGAACATCTTAACAATTGCATCTCCAACCATATCATCTTTGTATGAATAGTTGATGAAATTAGGTGCATAACTCAAACCCTTTGCTATTTTAAAAATACTTTCTCCAAGTTTCTCACCAATATCATCATCACCACTACCGTAGTACTCTTTTATATCTTCAGTGAACTCTTTCGAGTTGACGTAATGCGGCTTTTTCGGTTTTTTACTTTTGTTCGATTTTTTTGATACCATAATCAATTTTCTCTCCTTTATATAAACTAAGTCTCTTTGTATAGTGTTGTGATCCGTAATGTAACATATCTGCTATGTCTATAATTATAACACCTTTTTTATCCTTATGCAACCTTAAACCTCTACCAATACTCTGTATTATTTTGACCTTAGCCTTTCCACCTCCTGCAAATACAATATAATGGAGGTTTTTGATGTTAATTCCTGTAGAAAATATTTTTGATATAGCAATACACACCACATCACTTGTTTTTTCCATTAATTTTTTAACTTTGTCTCGCTCTTCAACTGCTACGTCACCTCGGATGAAAAACACCTGCTTTTGAGGACATTGTGAACGCAATATACCGTACAACTCTTCACCATGTTCAATATAATCTATCATTATCAAACAATTGTTATCAAACGACCCGGACAGTTTTGATATGACACTGTTCCGGAATGTATTTTTCGCGATGAATTGTTGCTCTCGTCGAAATCGTGCGGAAGGGTCAAATCTATCAGCAGGGAACACCGGTGGTTTTTCATTGTATAGTATTTTTATAACCTGTACTCGTGCCTTCGCTACATACTGCTGTTCACGTAATTGATAACTGTTACGTTCATATAGTATTTTGCCTATCTTACCTATTATATTCCATTGATCGAGCTGCTGTTCAGGCATGGTCCCAGTAAACCCAAACTTATGTGGTGTTCGAATAGTCTTGATCAATTTGTTTATCTTGTTATCTTTACGTAATTTGTGCACTTCGTCAATTATCAGCATGTCTATGTCCTTGATCCAATCTGTCTCAGATTTACTACTCTGTAAAATTCCCATGTTGGCAATTATTACGTTGCTACCCAGGTTTAATTTATCACTACCGGTCCACTTACTGTGAAGGAATGTTGTACTATACTCATGAAAGTCACTACTAGTTTGGTTCACAAGACCGAGATCCGGGACCAAAATTAAACACTTCAATTGCTTGCAGCTCTGATAAACACTCTGTATTAAGCTAGCAATTGTTAGCGTTTTTCCTCCAGCGGTTGCCAGTATAGTCACACCACGACCATATTTCAAACAAGCACTCACAATGCTCTGTTGATAGTCTCGTAAGTCCAGGCTCAGCTTGGCACGGGATTCATGATACACTCTGTCATATCCCGGGTTGACTATCTCACGTAAGCTATCAGTGATATGTATCTTACACCCTTCGGTGTTGTCCCGGATATACTGCTTGATGGTGTGATAGAGTCCGGGTTCGAACCGACCTTGAGGTGTTATAACATAACGTCTGCTTGGTATGAACCTGTTCTTGTATCTAGCAAACTTTGCAGCATCATTATGAACTGAAAAGTGTTCTCGTATCTCCTCGAAGTGATCTCCCGACATGAGAGCCAATCTTTTTCTCGCATCATAATCAAATGTTACTGTAGATTTCGTCATAGTGTCTCGAGCTTCATTATTTCTATAATATTCTTAATATCGAATCCCATTCCACCAAAAATTCTCTCACCTTTCTCCAAGAACTCTATTATCAATTTTTGCTCACGTATTGAGTCGTTTATTTGCTTGATACTTGGGTGTTTTTCAGCCGCCTTCTGAGCAGTTAATAGTGTTACTTGATATGTTGCTTGATCGATCACTTCTTGAGCGATCTGTTTGATCATGTTATCTCTATTTGTATTGTATCTCTCCAATTCGTTCTTATGCCTGATCAACCTACCAACCCATTTATGCTTGATAGCAGGTAGCTTCAGTTGTGACTCTTTTAAATTGAATTCATCGAGATCGACATCTTTACCCATCTCTTTAATATATTCTTCTAATTGTTTCATGCAAGTGACTCCATAAATAATAGTATACATTCAATGGAAAAGCAAACAAATTATTATAAAACATGCTTCATGAAGCATATATCAGAAGACAATTCAGCAGGTGCTGGTGGTGTGTTTGGTGATGCAGGGAGCATGGGTAATGGAGGTGCTGTCACACCAGTCACAGATTTTTATGCACCTGGAGACATGAGAACACCTACAGGTGGTAAGAAAGACAAGCGTAAATCTAAAAAAACCAAGAAAAAGGATGGTAGTTTAGATGTTTTGATACCAACACAACGTAGACCTTTCGATACAAGTATGTAAATACAGTATGCCATCACCTCAAAAAGCCAAAGGAAATGCATTTGAAAGAGACACCGCAAAGCACTTATCAGATGTGTTCGGATTAAATTTTACTCGCGTGCCAACCAGTGGTGCTATGACCGGTGGGATGAATGCTGATGTGTTAGCGCGGTTGTCAAACTCACAAAAACTATTATTAGAAGGGGACTTGATTCCACCGGATGAGATGCACGAGATGAAGATTGAATGCAAGGCACATAAAGATATATCTTTCAGTAAATTTTATACTGAGAATAAGATGCTCGACAGTTGGTTGGAGCAATCCTACTCTGATGAAAAAGTCTGGTTTTTAATATTTAAAATCAACAACCAGGGTAAATTCGTGGCGTTCAATACAAGTGTGTTTGAGAGTTGTAATAGATTGGATGGAGCTAACTACCTTGTGTACAAGGAGATAAATGTCATCACATCACTTGATGGGTTCTTTGAGAAGTATAAGGATGTATTGTTGCGCATTTGTAGTTAATTGTTGATAATTAGTCATGCAACTAAGGCATGTTGAGCTCAACAATCATAATTTATATCTACTAAACTTTGAGTATGTGTTTCATGATGCATACAAGCAAATCGTACAAGATTTGTATACATATGACAAGTTTAATGATTATAATATAAGGTCTCAAGACACAAAGGTGATATATTACTATCACATCACTAAAACATTATGTGATACAGTGTCTACCATCAACACAGACAACAGGATTGTGACATATTTTAGCGACAAGGACATCAAGTGTGACTTCAAGAAGTGTGAGAATCAACGCACAAGGAAGGGTACCACGAGAGACACAAGACCAGAGTTCATACAATTCATGAGTCGTTATCTGAAGCAAATAAAAAATATACTACCTCTACGTGTTTTCGTAGCTCCGGTCAAATTCAACACATTCATACAATATTATAATAACAACAAGGGCAAGTATACGGAGATGATATGTGATATCAAACAAACAAGAATACATCCATGTAACATGGAGAAATTTAAAAAATTCACGTCAAAATACAAACTAAAATATCTTGATCAACATTATACTAATAGTGTGAAGATTAAGGGTATGGTATATAAATAACAGTATGACTGACAAGTTCATCAATAAACTACATGAGATGAAAGGAAAATATTTCCCAGAAGAAACTGCTCCTCGAGTCACTACCAATCAAATACTAGAGGGTATAATGGGTAATATCGGGCGTGGTATGAATCAATTCGCTGCTGCTGGCAAGGCGTTTAAGGACAAAGCCAAGAGTGGAGACATGATTGGTGCTGTGGGTGGTGTTGTTCAAGATCTAGGTGATGTTGGTAAAAATCAGGGTGATATTGATCTTGAGAAGAGAATCAAGAGCTCATGGGAACGGATGACATCAGCTCAACAAGCACAGTGGTCAGATGTGAATCAAGAGTTGGAACAACAAGCAAACAGTGACCCAAAATATAGACACTGGAAAGGTCTCAAAGGTTATCAACGATACCACGCTGAACAACAGATAGCTAGCAAACCAGGCTTCCAGAAAGGTCAGATGGGAATACAAACGACAGTCAATCAACAACAAGGAAGACCTGGTACTGGTGATCAAGCCAAGTGGGATCAATGGGTGGCTTCACAATGGAGTCGAATGGATGATACAGACAAGCAATTGTATGGTAATGACATGAATAAATATGGTGACATAGAAAAGTCTCGGGCTAAAAGACACAACACACAATAAATACTATTATGGACAAATTTTTATCAATGATCGAAGAAAAATTGAGTGTACTGAGCGAAGAAGAAGCAGTACCACCACCTCCTGCAGAACCGGATGCGGAAGGAATTGCTCCACCACCAGATACTGAGACACCAGAGAGTGCCATACCGAGTGACGATACTGGTGATGATGATACAGCTAAACTCAAGGTGGATTATGTGGAGATGATCAGAAAAGCTTTGATCATGGCTCCCAAACACATCGATGATGTTGACTATGCTAGATTGACCAAGTTAGTTGATACAGAAAATTTAGAAGAGATGCAAGAACTTGTGAGTCGCATCGTGCGCAACAACTACCCACATACTGATTTGTAATGAGTAACAGGGAGATAGGTGATATCTACAAAGGTATTAGAAGAGGAGATCATTACACTCACCCAGAGCGTGAACAGGACCTATATAATAAGGTGATAAACGAGGCTACAATTGGAATAAAGTTTGATGATTCTAAATTAAAAGATCAAAAATTTAAAATGTCAGATGACTTAGCATTATCATTAGGTGCGCATGAAGCTAAGTTGAGATTACCGGAGTTGTTTGGTAGGTGGTGTGCGTCTGGTGGATGGGATAGTGCTACTGCAAGGAAGGCTATACCTACAGGAATAGTTGAGAGGTTAGATACGATGTATGATCTCAACGATATAAGTATCGTGGATAGAATAACCAGTGAGGTTAATGAGCTTATTGAGTTAAAAGAGAGCAAGAATCTCAGGGTTTTAACATCACTTGTGAAGAGAGATAGATTCAATATTATAAATGAATTTGTAAATCAGTTTGGAAGTACAATGCCGATGATTGGTAATGCAGAGTTTATAAAATCACTAGTCACGTTGAGTGATTTCACTGAAGGTAATGTCGGTGTAGGTAATGGAGAAGTGTTAATAACTTTATTTACTGAAGCTGTTAACCCGAAGAAGGGTGACTTGATGTTACCTTCTGGTGAAGAGATCGAGCTTAAGGGAGCTGCCGGCAGACCCGGGAAGGGAGATGTGGTTGGTAGAGCAAGTAAGTTCGAACAATACGCCATGAAGCGCTTTGATGATTTTGATGAAAATAGAAGACAGAATGAGATATTTGAGATAAAAGAACCGGTGATGCGAGATATTTCAGTCATATACCCATATTATATAAGCAGACCGGATGTACATAAAGCACTGAAGGATATATATCAACGATTACAGCGATCTGATTGCTGTGACTATAATGAGATTCTAGAGATGGCTAACAAAATAACTAAACAACTGAGTGGCAAGGCAGTGTATAACAAGAAGATTATAGATGCAATAACAGTAGATAATAAAGCTGGTTATCTAGAAGATATCATAACAAAATTTAATCATATAAAACAGACACTAAGAGCACGTACATCAAAGCCGACCGGTGGTGCTGGCTTCGTCTCATCATATCTATCAAAATATGGGTTCGGAAAATTTAAAACAGATATAAAGATGCAAGATGCGTTCGCTACTGATCTCTCTAAGATGGCAAGTAAACCAAAACACGCGAAGGGTGCAATATCGAAGATACTGAGTTCAGCTATTCATGATAACTTATTACAACAAACACATATCACAGAGATAGGTCTACGTATATTAAGTGCGATACAGATCACTGATTATGCTGTCGGGGAGGGTTTTGCGTATTATGCGGCTATGTGTGAGGTACCCGGTGAGAATTATACTAATACATATCCAATAATGATGACCGGTGAATATGGTGATAATATAATCAAATCGTTTAATGTTCTCATGATGTCTAATGCCAGTATTGGTGCTAGCACTGGTGCAAAAGCAGGAGAGCCTGGTCGCGGTGGATTTACAATTAAATTGAACAATTAATATGAACTTTAAAACATACAACAGAGTGATAGAAGAAGGTGGAGCATATGGCCATATGATGAACGTGCATGAAGACTACACTTTACAGTTCGAAGACCTGCAACGCATCATCAAACAAGCGTTGACCGGTGGAATCAAAGGAGAGATCAAAGAAAAGACCGATGGACAAGCATTAGCAGTGAGTCATCGTGCCAATCGCGTGATATTCGCTCGTAACAAAGGACATTATCGTGGTTTTGGTAAGAATGCTATAAAAGGAGCCAAAGGTATTGCAGAATTCTTCAGAGAACATCCAAATGACAACGTGAAAGAAGCGTTCACGTTTGCAGCCAAGGATCTAGAGAAGGCTATCATGGCTTTGAGCGACCGACAGAAGCAATTGTTGTTCGCGGACGGTAAGAGGTGGATCAACATTGAGATAATCTGGCCAGCCACAGTGAATGTCATACCTTATAACCATGAATTGATCGTTTTACACAACTTCCGAGAATATGACGAGGATGGCAACACTTTAGATGGTGATTTCAATGAATATGGTCGCATGATGGCGGGTATGATCGAGCAAATCAACCAACACGTACAAGATAAGTTCACAATCACGAGCATGCCGCTGATGAAGTTACCGGAAGTTAAGAATTTTGAGACAACTATAGGTGAGTATATGGGTATACTGAGTGGTTTGATGGGTGAGCATAAACTAAATCCTAGCAACAACGTAGGAGACTACTGGATTAGTTACATGAGTAATGTTATACAGAATGGAGCGCGTGAATTTGGTTACAATGTTCAACAAGACACGTTGAGACGTATCGCATATAGGTGGGCATTCAAGATGTTGACACCCGGTAAAAGGCCTAGCGATTACAATTCCGTAGCACTTAGCCGGTTGCCGGAACTTAAAGGCATTGTTGATAACAAAGAATTTTTACAATGGATAAGTGCAACAGAACGTAGTGGGGAACTCAAAACACACTACAATAACATGATCGAACCGCTCAAAGCGTTGTTTCTCAAGCTTGGTGTTGAGTTGAACAACAACATATCAAATCTTCTCACATTGAATCCCTCACAGGCTGTACAAGAGATAAGACAAGGCATTGAAGAAGTCACAAGAGAGATTGAAGCCACTGGTGATTTAACGTTGATGAACAAACTACAACATGAATTGAAGATGATAAATAAGTTAGGTGGTTTAGACACTATCGTTCCAAGTGAAGGTTTGACGTTTACATACACACCTGACGGTGAATCTAAACCTAAGATCTATAAGTTCACCGGGATATTTGCACCAGTGAATCAAATACTAGGAAGTCTGAAGTTTAGTCGTTAGTCCTTCTTGAACTGACTTATCTTCTTACTTACATACTTTTCAGACTCTTGCTTGGCCTTCTGTAGTTGCTGAGTCATCTCTCCACCTTCATCCTCAACCTGATCAGCTGTTTGCTGTACTGCTACTGCTGCTGCCATCTTGTCATTCTCAGGCTCCTCGTCAGTAGATTCCTCCACACTCTCATCAGACTCAATTTGAGACATTCTAGCTTCATATACTCTCATATAAGCCTGCTCTAGCATGAGATTCTCATCTTTTGATGTATTTGACATGTTTATATTTATGTGTTTGTATTGTATTTTCCAATTATTACTATAAATACACTATATGAACACACATGATACAATTATCGCTCTGTTCGAGCAATATGTCAGCGAGAACGACAAGTTCAACGAAAAAGGTAACAAAGCAGCTGGTACCCGCGCAAGAAAAGCACTCATGGAGATCACTAAAGCTTGTAAGGAACGAAGAAAAGAAATACAAGACAGTAAGAATAACGATTGAGATGCATAAATATTGTTATGCAGAATAAAGAGTGGAGAAAAGACCGGGATTTACTTTCAGAGGCTTACACCTCAATGACCGAAACAACACATTCCCCAGAGAATAGTTGTAAGGATGATGAGTACTACTGCTCTGAAGATAAGGTTTGTAAGAAAAAAGAGATCAACTCAGAATCAGATGATATTGTTGCTGATCTGAGTGATGACAAACCAGCAGAAGGAGATTCAATTGGTTCAATTGGTGATGACACTATAAGTGATCCGGTTGATACTATAGATGATACAATCTCAGACATGGAGCGTGAGCCAGATGAGGTTGATGCTGAAATTGATTCTCTCAAGAGCTTGATCCTAAACCCACCAGTCGATAAAATAGAGCAATATGCTCAACAAGGTCAATTACATGTATATGTTGACATGCTAAAAAAGAAACTCGAGGCTGCTGAAGCTGTTAAAGCTGCGGTTCGAGGTGACTCCGACTAGTTCATACGACTTCTTGCCGCTATATAGATAACAGTTGCTGCGGAGAGTAATACTACCGTCAAGCTAACACCGTTAAATGTATGTATCGCATGCGTACACTCACCGAACAAACACTCTACGTAGCTAATCATCTCAATCCTGTTGTCTCGAACACATCTCTCGCAACTCCACCGGAGAAACCACCTTGTATGCCCTTGACGATCACAGAAATCGCGTTATGACTATGCAAACTTTCATTGTGTGATGCAACAATCTTAAAATCCTTGATCCTAGGTTCGTTGTTCAACTTCTCATACAGTAATCGGACTGCATCCTCAACAAACTTCAATGATGAGCCATTCAACTCTGCAAATGCTTGCTCGTCTTCCCGCTTGACCATCACTTGTGTCTCGGTCTGTAATGCCGCAAGACACAATTCCTGTACATCCTCAATCCAGAGCATGTCATCAAACTTGACACTAACACGAGCAACACTACGCTGACTGTGTGGCACAGTCGCACGATTTCGATATTTCTCTGCATGTTCACTTAGTTCAAAACTACATGGGCATGCTGAAGAATATACAAAATCAAAGTGTATATACTTCTTAAACTCTCCATCCTTGGTCAAGTCACCCTCGAACACAACGTCATAATACTGAAAACCTTCAAGACCGCTCCGTAAACTCTTCTGACGTATCGGATATGATATTTTCAGCATGATTCGCGAGTCAAAACACATTAAATTTTTCTTATATGACTCTAGTACATCCTTTATCTTATCAATGTTGAACACTTCATCTTTATGATTGTAAAAGCTTCTCATGATGCGAGACATGTTGATGCCCTTCTTATGTGCCTCTAAACTCACACTGCCTGTCACACTTGTTTCAAGCTCGATTGTTTTACCACTCCTCTTTTTATATGTCAATGGTAATTTAAAATTATGTATACCTACTTGCTGAATGGGTACTGGAGCGCCCTGTATCAAACTAGATGGACCGTTCTGTAAATCCGGTAAAGATGATATATATTCTTTATCTGCATTGACTTTAGTGTCATATACTCGTATTGGTGATGCATATCCCTTGCTATACTCTTCACCCATGATACTTCTAGCTATGCTATCCTTTTCACCAGTTAGTTCATCATCACCTAACCACTCATAATTATTTGATTCATCAGTCATACGTCATATTATACATGCATATCACATGTAATTCAACTTAGTTTAATAAATATTTTATATGTCTAGATTCAACACAATATTAGAGTCTAATCTCAACAAAACAAATCTCACAAGGATCCGGATCAAACATGATCCAGCCAATGGTTTGGATGAAATGAATGATTATGTCGGGTACGTACTCGAGGAAGATGGATTAGGAAATGTGATCGCTATCGTGCCAGGTGTGGATGGTGACACAATGTCCTTAGGACCAGATCAATACGAAGCAGAGAGTCCATGTCAACAAGCACAGCAAGATCCTTTATCAGGTTTCAAGAAGCATGTCGTAGATTATCTGATGGTTAGAGGTTATCATGATAAAATTTCAGATAATATGAATGATATTATCAACGCTACAGATGTTACGCAATTAGAAAACCTTCTCAAAGGCTGTGGATGTGATCCAGTTGGTGTACTAAATATGTATAGAGATTATGTCAAACATGAAAAACTTCGATAGAGTATACAAACAATTGATCACTGAGCAGGATCAAAATGTTTATAATGTAGGTATATTCCCCGGAGCGTTCAAGCCTCCTCATATAGGTCATTACGCAACTGCATATGATGCATGTAAAAACAATGAGAAGGTGTACATTTTTGTGTCAGATAAGTCAAGACCACTATCAACACAAAACAAGGGTAACACCAAAGAGGTCCCAGATTCCGCGAGATATTCAAACATACTAAAATCAGATAAGTATTCTGATAATTTACTCGGAGTGCGAACTGCTGGCGTTGCGAGAATGACTAGTGCAACAGCATTCAGAGCAGCAATTTCAATAAAAGATAAAAACACAATCGCTAAGAATATACCCGATGGAGTTGACAAAGATGAAGTATATTCAATACTCATGCAGAGCAATGACATCGGTAATTCTGGATACGGTCATATAACCATAGATCAAACAATGAGAATATGGCAATTGTACAGTGTTTTATTGATGAATCTAACAGGCAAGGGTCCAGATGATCTAATCATCAAGCGATCCAGTCCGAGTCCAGTCAAAGATACATATGATCTTGTTGATGCACTAAATAAATCTGAACATGCAAGGATGACAAGCGTTAGATTGTATGTCGGTGAATAGATATGAAGAGATTTGGTAGATATGATAATGATTTTAATAATCTTTTCGAGTGTTACTCGAAGGTTAGTCCTGGATTGATAGTGGAACGTGAGCTGCCAAGTGCCACAAGAGAGGCACTACCTGATACAATAGGTGGTACATCATTCAACGGATTGAAAAATGTCAAAGTGTTCTTACAAAAGCCTGGTCGTGGAGCGGATCTTTCGCATCTGATAAATTTGAAATCAGTTGATAGTGACGATGGTGACGGAGGAGCGATCTTGACAGGAAGTGAGAATGACAAAACGTTCAACATAGTGACAAACAAAAAATCCGCTCAAGTCAAAATGATTGACCAGCAGGGTAATGTTGAGAATGATTTTGTCACAAACATCTCTCCTAGGTTTGATGGTTCAACTGGAGAATTGACAATAATACAGGTCGAGGAATTATGAAACGTGATCTAAAGCACAACTCAAAGAGCAACAGCGTTGTATTATGCTGTGGCAGTAAACGGTGTCCGGAGGTTTATAATAAGTCAAAGGATAAAATACAAATACGTGATGATGATGGATTCATCATCACACTAACCAAGGATCAAGCTCGGATGATTCCAGATGCGATCGAGATTATCGATAAGAAACAAGAGTGATAGAGATAATCGCATGTGTGGGTTTGCACTGGATATTCAAATACGGTACAATTTTAAACAAACCAAGAAACATATTAACACGTATACACTTGTTTGAAGAGTTATTCAAGTGTAGTCTTTGTTTAGGTTTCTGGTCCGGGGTGTTGATATGTGTTTTTAGTTCAGGTAGCTTGTTGCTGCCACTGGCCAGTGCCGCGGCATGTTGGTTCACTGACAATATAAACAATACTTTACAAAGTGTAGAAATAAAGTTGGATAAATAGCAAGATATAGTTTATAATATATCTATGTTTACCAGTACAAAGATAATAGAATTAGGTAGCTGCGCGTTCAGACAACCTCAAGCAGATTCACATTGTAAGTTTCTTCATGGTTATAGATTAACTGCCAAGTTTTGGTTCACTGCACGAAGCCTAGATAATAACAATTGGGTTGTCGATTTCGGTGGTCTTAAAGGTCTCAAGATGTTGATGCAAAAGCAATTCGATCACACAACATGTATCTCTGAGTCCGACTCTGAGTTGGATTCTTTCAAGAAGTTAAATGAGAAAGGAGTGTGTGATTTGAGAATTATGAATGGTGTGGGTATCGAGAAGTTTGCTGAGTATTGTCACACGGTTGCAGATAATTATGTTGATGAATTGACTGATGGGAGGTGTAATTGCACCAAAGTGGAGGTATTCGAACATGAAAACAACTCAGCGATTTATGAGGTGAAACCACAACATGATTATCTCAAGGATGTTGCGGATAAAATCACTCAACAATGGGACCAAGGCAATGAGGCTATCAAAGAAAATCCTCCAGTAAATGATGGAGTGCAAGTGAACACAAACAAAACAAAACTAACAAACAAATGGGTGGACCCTAAATCCACCAACACATGGGGACTATAATGGACAAACAACCAACAACACTAGATATTTCAGAGAGTTTCTACTCTGTGCAATGCGAAGGACACACAACCGGGTATCCAGCATATTTTATAAGACTCAAAGCGTGTAACTTGATGTGCGGAGGAGCTAATGGTTCTCTTGTCAAGGAAGGAAAGGCAACCTGGTGGTGTGATACTGAAGCTGTATGGAAGCGAGGTTTAGAGAAACCTTTTTATAAACTCATTCAACAATGGGAACATGAAGAGATAGACAAGTGGATATACGAGGGTAGAATACACTTGATCTGGACAGGTGGAGAACCTACAATACCTAAACATCAACGCGCGATCCCGGCGTTCAGCAAGCATCTCGAGCAATACGTGAAAGATGAACATGATATCGAACTCAATACATTTGATGAGATCGAAACTAACGGTACTATAGTGATTCAAGATGAATTGTTTGATATGCTTGATCAGATAAACTGTAGTGTCAAGCTAGCAAATAGTGGAATGGAAGCACAACGCAGAATCAATCCGGCGGCAATTGAGAAAATGATGAGTCATAAGAACTATTGGTTCAAGTTTGTGATCAGTACTGAGGAGTGTCTGGAGGAAATAGAGCGTGATTTTGTAAACAAATTCAACATTCCACATGATCGAGTGATGATGATGCCAGGTCTGGATAGTCAGAAAGATTTTCACGAGAGAACCAAATTCAGTTTAGATATGGCGAAAAAATATGGTTATATTGGTTTGACCAGGTTACATGTCAGTGCTTGGGACAAGCTCACAGGTGTGTAGTTGATACATGCTGATTAATATGTAAATAATAGTATGAGACTATCTATTTCCGGTACTGCTGCACAAGGCAAAACAACATTATTGAATGCTTTCTTGACCAACTGGGAGATGTATAAAACTCCTGAGGAGTCATATCGTGTCAAACTTCCAGAGCAATCTCATAGTATGAAGACCACCAAAGAGACACAATGGAATATCCTGAATCACATGATTGATCAAATGGAGAATTATTCAGCAAGTGATCATGTGATATTTGATAGGTGTCCGTTGGATAATATCGTGTACACATTATGGGCATATCACAAAGGCATCGGAGATATTGATGAATTGTTTGTAGAGAAGTGTATACCGGTTGTTAGAGAATCGATGAAATTGTTGGATATAATTTTTATCATCCCGATCACGAATGTGACTGATGAGCAAATAGAGGATGACGGCAAGAGAGAGACAGATGCTGAATTCATATCTGAAATTGACAATTTTTTCAAAGCGATGTACACTAATTGGAGCAAGGAAGATGAAAGATTCTTTCCAAAGGAAGATCGAAGTGCTTTGATTGAGATCTTTGGTTCAACAGATGAAAGAATCAAGATGATTGAGTTTTACGTCAATGAAAAAGGTGGTATGTACGGAGAAGACGAAACACTCGTTGACACTAGCACGCTGTATGATCAATTCGGCATGCCAGTTGTTAGTGACGCGGATAACTCGGAAGATGAGTTGAAGATGTATAAATAGTGTTGTTATATGAAAAAATTTAATGATTCATTAGAGAGTATATCCGAAAATTTCGGATTATACAAAACAGTTGTACGTGAACGCTTTCCTAGAAAGTTAGAGTTGAGTGAAGAGTTTGTTGAGAGCTTCAAGCGCGAGTTTCAATCACAAGTCGATCCACTTTACACTGAAGATGATGACGGGCAGCAAGTTTTAAGTAGAGAAGCTAGGGATCCTGGACGGGTTTTAAAGGAGTTTCAAAAAGCTCTTAAGTTTTTGATTTAATCTTGAGCTGATCCAAGCTTTTTTTAAGCTTATCCCCAGCGTCAGCGTTGGCTGTATCGTTTGTAACCTCATATTCAGCATCACTTCCTGGTATATTGTGTTTATTCTTAACATCACCGCTCTTCTCTTCTGGTCTTCTAGTCAACTTCTTCACCACACCCTCAGAACCATAATGCTCACAATCAGGGTTGATATTTTTGACTTTATCACCAACATTTAGATCTTTCTTGAGTATCTCGTTGACTAGTGTATCAAATTGGTTGATCATACATGTACTTATTTCTGTCCTAGCTTCTTTACTATAAATTTGAGCATTTCACTGCGAAGTATGTCATCTTCTGTGAATTTGAAGCAAAAAACGCCATTGTCCTCACTATCCCTATCATTGAACTTGTTGTATATCTCTTCAAATCCAGATTTTCCATTTATGTCACTCTGCAACGCGTCTCCTATGACTAGCATCTTACTATCTTCACCAAAGCGTGTGAGAATGGTGATCAATTCACTCTTGGTTAAGTTCTGAGCCTCGTCAACAATAACCATACTGTCTTTAAACGTCAAACCACGTACGTAATTGACTGGTATTGCTTTGACAGTATTTGTAGAGAACAGTGTGTTTATCGTGGAGCTTGATATCAATTCACTTAGTTTCTCTTGCAATGGTAATGTCCATGGTAAAAATTTATCATCAACTTCTCCCGGGAGGGCGCCCATGCTCTTGCTAGCACTCTCTATAATGCTTCGAATGTACACAACCTCGTCCACCCTATGTGATTTGAGCATATGTAACGCAGCATAAGCAGCACAGTATGTTTTGGCTGTACCGGCCGGTCCGTCCACGAATGCTATCTTTGTTTCACTATTGAAACATAACTCAACAAAACTCTTGTGTGTGTCTGTCAGTTTAAACTTGGAGTCAATTTTGAAATTTCTCTCCATAGTGTTACGTGTTACGATCTCGGGTATGTCTTCAATATCTGAATCCTTACGAGTTTTTGAATTGGAACGCTTGTAGGAAGCTCTACGTTTTGTCATTTGTAATATTTATGGATTTTATGGGGTTTGTTTACTATAATATATGTATGTCAATTGGAATTGCAATAATCACGTGTGATAGGGTGCCCATGTTTGAGTCATGTTTCAAGTCTATTCACGATTCACATAAAGATAAAATCGATCACATCGTTGTCGTGAATGACGGCGTGGAGAGTGTACCGAGTGGTGATTATGTCACCATACATAATGAAACCAATGTGGGTGTGGGTGAATCCAAGAACATAGCTCTACGACGATTGATTGATCTGGGATGTGAACACTTGTTTTTAGTTGAAGATGATATAGTGTTTTTAACTGATGATGTGATTGATCAATACATCAAGCTGTCTGATGCTAGTGGCGTGAAGCATCTGAATTTTTGTTTGCATGGTGATGCTAACAAGAGACTTGATCTAGCCGCTCCAAAGCTTGTGATTGATTATAAGGATATCAAAATGGCGTTGTATCATAATGTCACCGGTGCGCTGAGTTATTACCACAAGAGTGTTATAGATGAGTGTGGTTTGATGGATGATGAGTACAGAAATGCAATGGAGCATGTGGATCACACCATGCGAGTGATCAACGCTGGTCATCACCCACCCTTCAGATGGTTTGCTGATGTTGCGGAGAGTGACAAGTTGATTGGTGATCAAGATCCATCATTGGTGGAGAGCAAGATAAGAAATGAAGAGGAATGGCATGATAATTTTGTACATGGTGTCAAATTGTTTCATGAGCGCTACGGAGTTAATGTGTGTAGTACTGAGCAGATCAACGACACAAAAGAACAAGTTGTTGAGTATCTAAAAAGTATCAAACCGTGAAGATTGTTATAGGTACAAATACTTTTGGTCGATACAACAGACAGAATATAAGTGTCGATTCATTTGTGTACCTTACCAAGCAATTCGATTGTGTCGATTTTGTTGATGTTCAGTTCAACAACATGATATCGAAGTATGATGTCAAATGTCATGACGTGTTGACCAGAAGCAGCAAGGATGTTATATCAGGTTCAACCAAACAGCTACCTTTCGTGAATGACATACTCAATCATTTGTCACAGATCGAATGTGATTACTTTATCTATGTTAACAGTGATGTGATACTCAATCCAAACATAATAAAATACATCATGAACAACAATCCAGACAGTTTTTGTTGCTCACGGGTCGATATTGCTGATGTAACGTCATTTCAACAGGTGATAGACAAGAAGGTGACAGCGTTGAGATACGAGATTGCAGGATTTGATGTGTTTGTGTTCAAACGTGACTGGTATTTGCGGAACAATGACCTGTTTGACGATTTTCTTGTGGGTCAACCATGTTGGGATCAATGCTACGCGATGATAGTGAAGCTATTTGCAGGTGGACATAAGATTGGTAACAAATTTCCACCATATTGCTTTCATATTCAACATGCACCTACATGGCAAACGGACACACAAGCGCCCGAGAGAGTCTACAACCATAAGATCGCGAATAAACCACTGAATAGACTAACGTTCAATATATTTGACAAGTATCTAAAGAGTGTGTTGCTCCGGAGAACTCCAGCCGGAGCGTTCATGAACATACCAGAAGATGAAGATCGATATGAATCCACATTTTTTACAGGCTATTCGAAATGATTAGAGAAAAAATATTGGTTTGTGGTACAGTTAAGAATGGTGCAAGATATATCTTGTCAGCCTATCAGAACCTAAAGAAACTAGAAAAATATTTCGATACAGAGATATTGATTTATGAGAACGACTCTGTTGATAACACCGTGGAGTTGATACAATCGCGTGACATCAAATTGATAAGTGAACATATCAAAAATAAAGTCACCAGGACGGTCGCTATTGCGCATGCGAGAAACACTCTGGCTAGAAAGATCATGGACAAATACAGTTGTTATGATTATGTGTTGATGGTTGACTTTGATGGACCAGCAAGTTCTTTGGTGATTGATGGTGTTTCTGATGCGATTTCCACATATAGAGATGTTGATTGGGCTGGATTGCTTGCAATTAGTAAGCCTTATTATGACATATGGGCGTTACGTTGTGACAATGACCAGTTCGGAAAGGTTGATTATGATTGTTGGCATGAATCAAGATTCAAAGGTCGGGATGTGAATGAAGTTGTCACAGCGAATCAAATAAGCATCGAAACCACCGATTTAATTCCGGTTTACTCTGCATTCAATGGTGCTGCTATATACAAGATGAACTATATACAACCAGCTTATTGTGGATGGAATGAAGCATATGGAGAACAATGTGAGCATGTATCGTTCAATAAAAGTATAACCGATCAGGGCGGCAAACTATATATTTGTCCGCAATTAATTGTTGACACCGAGTCAGAACACATTCGCAAAAAATGATTTTCAACATCTGCCACTACACACCATTAGATGAACGTAAAATACAGTTCATCAAACAAGCCACCAATTTACAGAGTGATATTACCTTGAACTTTGTACATGATCATGATCGTGAGGAACTGACTCAACAACAGCGCGACAAGTTCATGAAGATATCAGATGCAGAAATCAGCTTGTTTCTCAAGCACATTCACTGCTACAACACCATTTTATCATCCGGAGAGCCCTATGGTGTTGTGATGGAAGATGATTGCGTGTTTCACGATGATTTTGATGAACATATGTGTATCATCAATGAAAACATGCCGGTGGATGCTGATATTATGTATTGTGGTGTGTTCCCTTTCTATAAACAGAAGCCGGTACCAGTACCAAAGCAGATGATTGATGGTAGATTGTTTTATGACATGACCGATGTTCAAGTGTTTCCGTGGACTGGTAACAACAAGGGTACAGATTTCTATATCATTAATAATAATACATGCGATAAACTGATACAAGAGTTTGATGATCGATCACCAGTGACCCAACCGATCGATCACTGGCTTGGTACAACTTGTATAAATAGATTCAAAACTTACTGGTACAACACCGAGTTCACTACACATGGATCTTGGGGTGATGGAGAGGGTGTTAATGCATGTTTCAACAATTCAATGGAGCAGTTTAGAAATTTATAATGAAAACAGCAATAATTATGGGTAACGGACCATCTTTAAAAGATGTCAATCTAAATGACCTAACCGGTTACCATACATTCGGTTTAAATAATGCATATCGTATGTACTATAAATTAGATTGGTGGCCAATGTACTTTGGTTGCTTTGATTATACGGTTACTAAATCTAACTTACATAGTTTCAAGAAACTGACAACAGATATTAACCCGATAAAGCAATTTTTCTTTATAAGACATGTCAGTGATAGTGATAGGGTCACGAATGTCACTCTTGTTAATAATAATAAGTGGAATTGTAGCGTGGAAGATTTTAAGAACTTTAATGATGGTGGTAACTCTGGAGTTAATGCGGTACAGGTGGCAATTTGTTTAGGTTATCAAAAGATTATATTATTAGGTGTTGATTGTAATTACGAAAATAAAATCATAGGTAGTACGACCGGTCATGAAGTAACTATTAAGGATAAAATGCAAGAAAACGATCATTGGTTTGAAGAGTATTATCTACCCGGGGATCGAATAAACCTACCAAATGCGGAAGTACATCACACACCGAATTGGATTGAACTGTCACATAAAGCCAAACAACACGATATTGAGATTATAAACTGTAGTAAAAACTCAACACTCAGTTGCTTTAAGAAACAAGATCTACATCAAGTGTTAGTATGATTAAAATATCTCATAGGGGTAACATATGTGGACCTATAGCGAGCAGCGAGAATAAGCCTGAGTATATAGATTTTGCTATATCACAAGGGTATGATGTTGAGATTGATTTGAGGGTTTGCGGTGGAGATCTGTTTCTAGGGCATGACGAACCGGAATATAATATTAATCTCAAGTGGTTGCAAGACAGGTCTGAGAATTTATGGATACATGCAAAGGATTTTAACTCCTTGGATGTTTTAGGTGACACTAATCTAGTTTACTTCTTTCATGATGTTGAGCGTTATGTATTGATAAGTAATGGATTAGTCTGGTGCCATGATATAGTGAATTATAATAGTATGTCCGTAATCCCGCTTATATGTAGAGAGGATACCCTTAAATATAAGGATTATAATTCTGCTCATGGCATTTGCTCGGATTATGTTAAATATATTGTGTAATGATACATATAGTCACACTATCAGGTAATAGCAGGAGATTTACAGAAAAAAATTATCCTCACAAGTCCTTACTAGATATTAATGGTAAGAGTTCTTTTCAGGAATTTGTTGAGCTAATACCAGATTTTAACCAATATGAAACTCACTTTATCTGTAGAGATGAAGATATTAAGCACACAAGAATTAAAGAAGAGATCGAAAATTTAACACAAGGCACTATTCATAGTATAAAGCCCAACCACTCAGGACCACTATACTCCATCTCTAATATGATTGACGAGATATCTGATGATCAACCGCTAATAATTACATATATAGACTCACTACAGAAAACAAGTCTAAGAGATATGGCTTCTGCATTTGTAGATTGTGATGGTGGTCTAAATGTTCATGATCTAAAGCATCCTCATTGGAGACACAATAAATATTACTGTTTTGTTAAGCATGATGAAAATAATATATGTACGGAAGTTATTGAAAAATTTAATTTTGATGCAATAGATTTTGATAATTGTCCGGGCTGTAGCGGTTCGAGTGGATCGTATTATTTTCGAGACGCTAGCGTATATAAACATTACAGTGATGTAATCTTAAAAACAAACAATTCTATTAATAGTGAATTCTATGTTACACAAATATACGGTGAGATGATCAAGGATGGTCTCAATGTAAAGGCGAACTACTGTCCTTACGGTAATCTCGGAACACCAGAAGATTATGAAGATTATATTTTTTGGCAAAACTGGTTTTCATGAAAGCGGCGGTTATATTATATGGTCATATGAGGACTTTTGAGCAGTGTGCCTCAGCGTTATTTGAACATTTTATTAATCCATTAGGTTCAGATGTGTTTATACACACGTGGGATGTGTGTGAGTCACAAACTCCATCATGGCATAATGAACATAATACTAAAGTGATACACACTGATCACAGTCTATTGAATAAAATTTATAATCCTGTTGATTATATTATAGAGACACAACCTATATACAGATCAGATGAGGATTCGATCGGGTCCAATAACATTAGCATGTTTGGTTCTACGAGAATGTTTGAATCTCTATATAAATCGAATCAGCTTAAAGTTGTACATGAATTGAAAAATAATTTTGTTTATGATATTGTGTTGAAGATACGGCCAGATATTATGTTATATTCTCCTCTATATACAAATAAACATATTCCTCACATTCAGGACGGTCATTTCTTGTATGGTTCAAATGATACACGCGCGATTGATATAATCAATATATGTACATCTAGAACGATGAATAATGTTTGTGATATATATACAGCTACAAGTATGTTCGATATAGAAGATTTTTTTAGAAGTTATTTGAAGTGTATTTCTGTTAAAATGATTGATCTAAATTTTAATTATGGAAAACATTGGACAATTTTAAGAGAAAGTATAGGTAATGATTGATGATAGTATTAAAATATTAGACTGTACGTTGCGTGATGGTGGTTATTACACTAATTGGAATTTTGATAACAATCTTGTTAAAAATTTAATATATAATTTAAGTCCCGAGCTTGTCGATATAGTAGAACTGGGTTATCGGAAGAAATCTAGTGTTTACAAGGGTAAATATTTTTTTACAGATGAAAACATTCTGAGTGAGTTTAACTTTTTTGATAATCAATCATATGCAATTATGATTGACTTTGCAGATATAAAGAGCGATGGTATTGATATAATTGATGAGCTACTACCCGTTGAATCTTGTAACAGTGTTATAAGTACTGTTCGTATTGCGTGTGACTTCAATGACTATACTGATCACCACTTAGAGGATACAATACAAAAAGTATTAGACAAGGGTTATAGAGTATGCATTAATATAATGAAATGTTCTCTCTTAACAGGTGATGATACACGTAAGGTGACTGAGAAACTAGATTGTTATGACCTACAGGTAATATATTTTGCAGATTCATATGGTTCTCTTACGTCTAGTAAGATTATTGATATCTTTTCAAATATAGCTGATAATACTGACACTAGCTTGGGATTCCATGGGCACGACAATATGGGCTGTGCGTTTTCAAATTCACTGTTAGCAGTGGATCTTGGATTTGAATATATAGACGGTACGGTGTTGGGAATGGGTAGAGGTGCAGGTAATACAGATTTAGAAACTTTATGTCTCCATTTTAATAAATTTCAAAACAGACTAGATCAGTTAAATTTTTCAAATCTAGGCAAATGCTTTTTTGATGAACTACAGTCCAATCACAAGTGGGGTTACTCAAATCTCTACCACATAGCAGCCAATAACAATATACATCCTTCCTACATTCAGTTAATCACTAACATGACCTTGGATCCACATAAATGTTTAGAATTAATTGATTTTTTGGTAGATAATAATTGTAACACTTTTGATGTTGATTATATATACACATATTTAAAGGAACATGAATAACAAAAAACATAAGGTAACTATATTTTTACCATGTAGAGCTGGTAGTGTGCGTATACCAAATAAAAACACTAGAGTGTTTTCGAATGACGGTTTGAGCTTATTTCAAATAAAAATTAAACAATTAATTAAATGCAATTATATTAACTCAATTGTTATATCAACTGATGATACAGATATAATCTCACAGTTAAATGATTATATAGATGACAAAAAAATTATCGTACATCATCGAGATTATGGGTTATGTACTTCAAGTACAACAACAGATGAGTTAATTAAGTTAGTACCAAATGTTGTTAATGATGAGCATATATTATGGACACATGTAACATCACCTTTTGTTGATAGTACACTTTACGATAAAATGATTGTTGATTATTTTTCTTCTCTATCAGATTTTGATTCATTGATGTCCGTAAATACAATTAAAAAATTTATTTGGGACGATACTAAACCTATAAACTATGATAGAAGTGAAGTTAAGTGGCCTTTCACGCAAAATATTAGATCATTATATGAAATAAACAGTGCATGTTTTATTACATCTAGAGCTAATTATATTAAGCATGATGATAGGATCGGTATAAACCCTAAATTATATAACTTATCATGTAAAGATTCATTTGATATCGATTACATGGATGATTTAGATCTCGCGGCCCATATTTACAACTCAAAATAATTTAATGAAAATTATATATATTGATATCGATGAGACAATCTGTCACAATACAGTATGGAACGACCATACGACAGCAAAGCCATTACTAGATAAAATTGCAAAAGCTAATAGTTTATTTGATGCAGGTCACAGGATTGTTTATTGGACTGCTAGAGGGTCAACGACAAATAAGGATTGGTCTGAGTTGACTGAACAGCAATTGAATGATTGGGGAGTCAAGTATCATGAACTTAAATTTAATAAACCATTTTATGACCTGTTTATTGATGATAAAGCTATTAACTCTATAGATTGGTAAAAGGTTGCAATAGAGTTATTTGTATCATATAATTAACACATGATAGTAAACGTTAACAATTATGATGGTGATTTGATTCATCGCCGATTCGCATATACATTTTTCAAAAACAGAACATTACCCATTGGTAATATTGTGACATTCAGAAGCCCCATGTTGGTTGAAGCTGATGGTATGATCGATCATGAAGATGTTCTCAAAAATGATTTCATCTACAGTGATGACGCGATAAATTTTTGCTGGGAGATACCTGGTATGGACAGCTTCGGAGCTGTGGCTTGGCAACGATTGTTCAACACTGGTATTGCTAATGTGTTACAAAATTTGATCAAAGCTCCAATCGAAGTGGATGGAGATGATTTGATTGTACACAAAGAGTTCACACGTGGTGGAATCGTGCAACACAAAGGCAAATGCAGCGTGAGCATCACTTACACAAAGGATGGTGCTGCTCTGGGTCACACTGGCATCAACATCAATGCCGGTGACAAAGCACCAGCATTTGCATACAGTACTAATCTTGATGAGCAACAGATCAAAAGCCTTCAAGACACTGTCATTGAGATGTTTTATGCTATGAATGATGACATGTTTATTGCCACAACCAAGATAATCAGTAAGTGACCATATTCGATTGTCTCAACGACATTCTGTTCACCAAACGTGGCAAGTTGTTACAGAATGTTGATGACGAGACCAGTTTCAATCAATACATGATCAATCGTTGGTGTAGCATGTACAGCCCAAGCATGGCCATACTTGTCAACAACACTGTCAACTGGATGTACAGTACATTCGAAACAAAACAACAATATTACAGATTTGTCACGAGTATTTTTCCTAGGCTACAGAACAAACGAATCCATTATATCAAAAAGAAAAAACCAGAAGACATAAAACAATTCGAAAATGTGAAGCTATTGGCCAAGCGGCTTGAATTATCAGAAAGGGAGATTAAATCTTATTATGAATACAGCAGCAAACACAGCACAAGTTCAGCATGCTCAAGCCAATCTTGATGACCAAGTAAAGGGTGCCATTCAACTAGACAATTATGCCGGTAGCGAGAATTTTAATTTGTTTGGTTATGAGTTGACCACCGTCTTAGATGACGTTATACTCGTCAAGTATGTAGATTGTAATGACCAAGGGACTGAAATACTTAAAAACGGAGTGTGGGTACCTATCAACACCAGCACATTCACATGGAGAATTGGTGAAGTGTTACTAGCTGGTCCAAACTGTAAGCTGGTCAAGAAAGGGGATTGTGTTACGTTTCCTAACGACAAAGGAATTGCTGTTGGTAATCTAGAGGTGTCTGGATCAGGTAAAGTTAAGAACAGTTGTTTTCTCAATGAGGATAGAATTTTCGGTGTTTGTCAACCTAAGAGTGACTAATGAAGATAGGGGCAAGCACACTACGAGTGTTGCTTGAAAATAATGTTTTAGAAATAAAGTTCAAGCGACGTAGACCCAAGGCAGGAGCACCAGCGACCAGACGCATGCTATGCACGAACTCACCTGTAATATTAAAAGGTGAACCAGGTAGAGAGACACTACATTATAGGCAAGCAACTGGCACACCAAAATACAGTCCAGCGAGTAAAAATCTCGTGATTGCATGGGATATATTTAAGCAAGATTACAGAGCAATAAGTGTCGACAATTGCACGCTCATAAGCCAGATGCCCGTGAGTGGTGACGGTAGTGATTTCTGGGAATACTTCAGCAATTCAATACACCCCATGACTCCAGGTGAGAAACAATCCTTCTTCGATGTATAAACCACTAGACACACTCAAATGTATGAAGAACTTGCTTCTCAAGCAGGTTATATTCACTCTTGGTGAGAAGACAGTACGTAGAGGTAAATTGATGTTGTTCACACATGATGAGTATTACGTTAAGTTCATTTTACAAACAAGTAAGAGTCTGAATAAAAATTACGAAATACCATATCCATTCAGAGTACTACATGGTGATTCATTTGTTAAATTCTCATACACAATAGCTGATCTTTGCAAAAAAAATCAAAGAAAGATTGACATGGTGGAACAGAATATACCTGAAGTGGTGAATAAATTTCATGACACGAGACTCACCATAACGATTATAGACACATAATAGTAAAATAATCAATATAAATTAATATAACACCACCATTAGATGGTACAATACCATCTCGACGATAAATAACCGTGTACAAACATGAAAAACGTTGAGATTAGTAAAAATGAATCATGGACATCGCTTGATATAAGTGAATTGCATGATGACTCGTTGTCATTTGATCAACGCACCATCGATCCAGTGGATGGTATCAAGTTGAAGAGCTCTTTTGCTCAACAGCACTGTGTTGATACAGTTACAGATGAACATTCATCTATGATACTGACGAATCAAGTGCAGATAAACGATATCATCGATATAAATCTACCTGGGCAGCAATATCCGGAACAATTCACCACAAGTTTGTTAGCAAATGCATATCCATCTGTGACCAACAATTCCGCATACTTGTATATATTCGAAAAGGACGAACAAGACAGTCAACGTGACCATCTGGTGGGGGTACGTACCAGTGATTTAACCATGGGAGAACATGTTTATCCGAGTACATCTAAGCAGACATATAGATGGGCGCAAGACACGGTGGATAACGCTATATACTACACTGTAACACTACATGATGAACAGCTAGCGAGTGTCAATCATAATGATAACACTAACAATGTGTACATGACGGCAAAGATGCAACAAGATGGTCAAACTGTCTTGATTGTATTCGAGCAACCATCTAATGAAACTCCGGGTGATGAGCAGTTTTTCAACTATTACATCAACAAAGATTATGGATATATTATATTTTATAAGAAGATAAACAACACTACATACTACGTGACACCTGTGACCGACAACGCTGGTGTGCTTCTCGCACGATCCGTAGAATACTTGAACCCACTACGATATCCACCAGAGAGTGTGTTTAAATATATACCTTACAGTAGAAACACCACAGTTACAACTCTTCAAAACAGCTGGGCCAGCTACCAGACAACTGGAGACACCAACAACCTGAACATCAACCCGACCAAATCGTATGATTCGGTCACCAATAATTATTTGATAGTATCACAACACAAAAACATACAGGACAATCTACTAAGATCAGATGTGATACAATTGAAAAATCAGCTCAACATAAACAACAGATCGAACAGAAACAACCCTTTTCCAAACTTACGTGATGTTGATCATAGAGAGTATGATCAAATACTCACATCTGATCATATCGATGCCGGGACGGGATTGAACTTAAATTACAACTCATATGAAACTGAAATAATACTCGAGCCTGATAGAGTCACATACTTCAATTCACCACAACACATGTTTCCTTATGATAGAATAAACATAAATGACAGTGGATTGATTCAAAGTGGAGCCATTGGTGGAGACACCCCTATCAACTCAGATAAAATATTCAAGAAAGCAGCAAGTTACAAGTACAACACTCCTAATGGTGCACCGTCAGATGAGGACACCGGTGTATGGTTGTGCTCATGGTTGAAGTCCAATATAGGTGTTGATTGGAATGACAAGACATTGTTCAGAGTCAATGTTATTGTCAATTATGACAACACCGTCTATAAGTGTGTTATAGAAAACACGGGATTGAAACCAAATATCAATCCTGATGAGTGGGAGGAGATTGATAGTCCACCTCCAGTGTGGGTTGATAGATATTACAATCCAGAAAAGTTTAGTTCTCAAAAAGCTCTCGAGATTGAAGGTCAATACTCTAGTTATGTGACGAAGTTTGAGACTGTTGTTGATTTACTAGGAGCTCAAGACCAGTATATATTTGATAAAACTAGTGACCTAACTTTTGAACCAGGTTGTTTGTATGCGTATTATAGAATTGGAGAGAGTCAAATTGACACAATAATAAACAGTAACAATGAAAGTATGATTCATGATGGTATCATACCTGCTTACGATCAAGATCGCAATTCAATGACAAATATAAACGATGAAGTGTTGTTTGATCATGATCAATACATCGAGACAACAACACCTGCAAATATCACCAACAGTGATTTCACAATATCGTTCCAGATGCATAGAGACGACTGGTCGACGCCGTTTGCAGGTCAAATGTTAGGTAATTACACAAATCAAGGAGTCGGGGTGTTCAACAAACAAAACATAACACCTTATATAATACTCAGAACAGATCATGATGTGCGTGTTTACAACACATCGATGACCGAACTCTATTCACTGCCTGTATCGTCAACAAACAGCTTCACCAAATTGACAGGTAATGAGGATTTGATGATGTTTGATAGCGTTTCTGCGACTTCATATGACATGAAGGGCATGTTGGTTGAATCCACGATGTTTGACGTGAGTGCTATTGTTGATGCGACAGTGGACGATAATTTTTACTATATACTAGACGATCAAAACAATATACACAGGTATAATATTCAGACCGAGGTGAAGGACCAGTTGAACAGAGCATATCCTTATGATACGGTGATAGGTTCAATTGAACATGCTGCTTCAATAAGTGATATCACTTGGGAACAATCGGATAACACATATATACGACCTGTGGATGATGGGGATCTACAGTTCAGAATAAATTGTGATCATTTTACAATTGACAATTACAATAGTGTGTGGTTTTCCAAGGGAAACAGGGTATTCAGATACTCTCTCAGCAATCGCCTGGGTGTTAATGCCACCTGGCAAGGTATTGTAGGTGCAGGAAGTAGCGACACAGGACAGAGTGAGGTACAGTTGATTGCGGAAGAAAATTTTAAAGGTTCAGATGGTAATGATATAGAGTTACAGGGAGATGGTGTCAAAACGATATTCACATTAATAACTGAGTGGAATAATGTTAATAGAGACAATAAAGTCAATCTGATTCGCGGTAATTCAAGTGTTGTGTTGACAGTTGATGATTATATCAAGTTAGATGGAGGAGTGGATAGAGGTTCAAGCTCAACAACCCAAGCATTATCTGCAGAATTTAATATCAATGGTATAAAATGTGATTATGATAATAATATTATAGTGTTATACGATGATACAAAGGTGGTTAAGATGGATAACCTGAGAAATATATTATTCCAGGTGGATCTGAAGTCTCTAGACACCAGTTTAAGTGAAAAGGCTTACACTGAAGTATATTTTGATATGATAACTGAAGTGAGTAAAGACTTTGGTTACAACACATACTGCATTGTGTTGTTGAAAGATGATCAAGGTGTTACACATTACATCAAACTCAATGTTGATGATGACTTCACGATTAGAGAGAAAAATGAAATTGATTTGAGTGATGTTAATTTGTCAAACCAAGTTGATGTGACATGTTTTGAGTTGTATCGACAATTATGTAGGAAACACATACAAACCAACGATTTAATCTTTCAATTCAAATATCAGAGCTATTTTGATACAGATAAGTTCAAAATAATGAAGCTAGTGGTCAATATCGATGATTTCTCCTCCGGTTATCATCATTTCGCATTCTCTTTTAATAGTGCCAATAGTAATCTCAGTTTGTTTGTTGATGGAGTGTTAACAGATGCTCAATCTAGTGATGATGAAGCTAGTGGTGCCGCGTTCAAGTATAGTAGATCGATACACGATCCACTATTGGTCGGATCTGAACCATTTTTTAACAACATAACATTTAGTGAACGTGTAGGTATTGATTATTATGGATTCAGTGGTGATTACAAGATACGTAAGTACCGCGTGTATAATGAGTATCTAAATTTTCAGAAAATAAAGATGTTGAGCAGAGAACAGCAAGAGGTGAGGTCTATCAACCTCACATTACCATGCGGTAAACGTAATCATATAGATCATGCCACAAAATTTTATAAACATCGTGAACCTGGACAGAAATCGAACGCGATCGATATAGATATAACTACAAACACAGCTGGTACAACTGAATTACAGCAATATATACAACAACAACTGAAGGAGATTGTTGATGAGTCTCTACCAGCCAATACATCTATAAATAATATCAATTGGATAACATGAACACATCAAGCTTTGAATCAATTATAGTTAATGAAATACGAGATTACGGTCTCTTGCAAGATAGATTACCAGGTGATCAAGTTGTATTACCGGTAGATTGGGAGTCCATCAAGATCAAACCAAATGATTTTGTATTGGTTGATAGTATCAACAACTCTATTGAACATTTGTACAAAAATTGGTTGTATCTACTCTCGTATTCAGTGATACCTACTAATGACATACCAGATGTGCTTCGAGGTGACCGGATTGTTACCGACAAGGGTGATGGTGTTGAGTGGGGATTTTTGTCACAAGATATCAGAGAACCAGACAGTGAGCTAGCTGGAACCAAGCATGTGGTCAAGATACAAAACATAATAGATCCAAATAATTTTAACCTCATAACAGCCACTCAAACGAATGTAATGTTGTTGAGTGGCACAGACACAGTTAATATAGACGTAATAACCAATCCAGACACGCTGAGACTGGACAGTAGCGGTGAACCGATATTAGACTCTATCGTTAGATCCGATTCGAGCATAACACATCCATCCAACGGTATAAATTTCCAAGACATCATCGATATGGACGTGAATAAAGATAAAGAGCTGTTTGTTTTAGACGGTTTTCATAAAACGGTGTTTAAGTTTGATATTTCAGGTATCACATCACTAGATGAAGCTATCCTGAAGAATGACACCCCGGGTAGATTGCTTACCAGGATGGTGGGTGGATCAGGTGTGTTGTATGATAAAATAAGATTTTTATCTCCAGTGTGCTTTACGGTTGTTAATAATGATATATATGTATTGGATCAAGATCCCTCGTCCAGAGAGTGTGTTTTAAAACACTTTGATTCACATTTAAACTGGAAGAGTAACTTCAACCTAGGTATGTTCGATACACAACCAGCGATTGATATTGAATATAATTATAGATTCAATAGTTTCCACATTATAAGTAACGATGAATCACTAACTGATGTTGCACCAACAATAGCATCATTCGATGCAAAACTCAACATGATATCAACAGATGATCTTATGAATTTTCGAAGGCATGACGGTGAGATAGCGACCGAGGTATACAGAAAGCTATATTTTAGTCTGGAAAATGAAAATATAATGTATATTGTCACTAATAAAAATATTTACAAAAAATATTTGTCACGACCCACCAGCTTTATAGGTAGATTTAGATTTGAGGATAGGGAGATAGGATCAAGTATATCTGATCGATCACTACAAGATATAACAATACACACTAAAATTCAAGATGACGGGTCAATTATGGATGAAATTTTGTTATTCGAGGAATTTAACAACACATTATATAGATTTGTTGAGGATAGCGGGTTTCAGAATAGCCTGGAAAGTGAGATCGATCAAAGCATTTTGTTATTCGATCAGTTGCGTATTGATCCGGATGATAATGTAGATGTTATCACATATAATAAGATGTTGTACAAGGTATTGTACAATAACATGATGTTGCTCGAAAACATCTCTCGAAAGTTTGCGACTTTCTTTGACGATAAGGGTATTTCTCAATATCTCGGTTTCAGATATTTGAACGTTGATGATCTAGAGTCGTTAAATTATGATGTTAAGCTCGATAATTACATTTCAAACAATGAAATCATTCTTTCAGCAACAGTTAATAGATGTTTGAGGAGATTATATGAGTTACAACTACTCATTGCAGAAAACATGCAAGAAAAGAGTATAAATGTCTTTCCAGATCCATCTAAAACGGTGTTATTAAGTTAATATAAAATATTATCTCTTGTGCTCCACATATTTACGCAAATATGTGACATAGTTTTGACATATTAAGTACTTCAAGCACCGTCTCTAGTATAAATATTGTATATGGCCGGTAATAGAAAATTTCACAATAAATTCCACTCTGCTAATCATCACACACTACCAAGTCCCCACATTGTAGATAGTGGATTGGACCCACTAGCTAGTCACGACTTTCCATTCATTGGTGATTTCGTGTTGAATGGCGTTGTTAGTGCTAACAACACACATCCTTTTAACAACGGCAACCTCGGAAAGAGTAATAGTAGAGACACAATGGACTTACCTTATGAGGTTCTCAACCCTATAGGTTGGAATATTTTTAGGGACAGCATGCTAGTGGATGGGGATGTTACAATCACTGGAAATCTAACTGCACTCGGTGAATTGACATATCTGCACACTCAAGTACATGCCAAAAGTGCTACAGAAATTGAGGTTTTAGCAGACAACACAAACGGTATGACCGCAGCATTTACCGTTGATCAATATGGTACGAATGATATTGTACATTTTAAAAATGACGGTGCCTCAACCTTCTTAATTACAGGGTCTGCAGACAATCAAAACGATTTAGGTGGATGGATCGGAGTGAATTTAGGCAATTTGGAAGATATTGATCAGCCAAATCAACGCATGACTCTTGTCGGTAGTGTTAGTGTCGTGCCAGATCCTTATGAAGTTGCAGATCAATCAGATCAAAAAGATGCCGGTAAAAGTGGATCAATTTATATCGAAGGTGGGTTGCATGTTAATGATCATACATTTCTAGATCAAGTAACAATTGACACAACAGATGGTAAATTTCTTGTCAGTGGAGGTAATAATGATGCTACATCCAATATATTTGATGTGGATGTTCCGACAGAACTGGACAAGTTGACAGTCGACACAACAGATGGCAAGTTTTACATACACGGGAATAACAACGATGCTGATGCCAATATATTTGATGTGGATGTTCC